TCAGCAACGCGAGATCAACTCGCTCTCTGCCTTGTCCACGATTCTTCGCAGTGCCAAGACAGCCTCATGCGAACTGCTCAGCGCCCATTGAGGGCTTGAGGGCGGTAAACAGATACACCGCAGATAGGGTAGTGCCTCTCTTTTGAATTCAGCGAAGGCTTCCCGTTCTTTGGAAACCATCTTGTGCGCTTGGATTCCCGCCCAACGGCCGGCAGGAGAGGCCAATTGCATCTCTGGCCTCTGAAAAGTACATACTCACTGGAGTAGACCAAAGTTGCAGGCTCAATGAACTCTTCAAGGCGGCGTAGCGGCGAGATGAAGATCCGCGGGCTTCCGTCGCGCTTATCAATAATATACTTCGCCGCCATTTTGGGTTCCTCGTCCCCTTGTCAGCCCCCGGAAGGGAGGCGAAGGGTTGCTTGCTGGAGATGCTACAACACGGCGACAGTTTGCAAAAAGGCCTCGCCTTCGCTGGCCATGGTGTAGATGAGCCGGCCCGTGGCGCGGAGAGCGGCGTTGTGCTCCGGATCAGTGAAGAGAGACAGCGTCGTCTCCCGGAGACCCTCGAAGGAGTGGAAGTCTTCCGGGTCAATGATCGGCGGGACGGCGGCGGCGGCCGGTGTCGAGGTGTCTTCGTCCATGGCCTACGCCTCCCCTTCGAGCTGCGGGACCTTGGCTTGCACGGCGTCCCCGATCCGCCGGAGATCTGCTACCAGGGAGCCACAGAGGGCGGATACCGCCTCTTCTTCATCAGAGAGGGAAGCTTCCTCCCTTTGGCTGTCGGGCAGCCTTCAAGGTGGAGAGATCGGCCAGCACGGCGCGGCACTGGTGGAAGAATGAGCCGTCCGGCTCGACGGGCCAATGACGGTTGTACTCCAGGCTCATAGTGTTAGTGTAGAGGCTCGCCGAGCCCGCGGAGCGTCGTGCTGGCTTGTGGGTCAGTGAAGGCTGCAAGGGTGCAAGGGTGGTTTCCGGAACCCCTCGAAGTCTTCGAAGCGTTCGGGGAGGATGGCGGCGGGAATGGCGGCCGGAGGGGCCGGTGCTGTGGAAACGAGGCGGCGCGACCGCCCCGCCGTGTCCTAAGGGTCTGCCACGAAAATAACCTCGTCAGAATCTCGAAGAGGGCCCTCTGCAGATCGAAGCGGCCTGGTCAGGATCGACGATCCCCCAGGCGGAGTTGAGTTTCCCCCAGGCGAAGTTGACGATCCCCCAGGCGGAGTTGAGTTTCCCCCAGGCGAAGTTGACGATCCCCCAGGCGGAGTTGAGCTTCCCCCAGGCGAAGTTGACGATCCCCCAGACGAAGTTGAGCTTCCCCCAGGGGAAGTCGACGATCCCCCAGGCGATGTTGAGCTCCCCCCAGGGGAAGTCGACGATCCCCCAGGCGATGTTGAGCTCCCCCCAGGGAGAGTCCAAGGCCCAGGGCAGATTGAGCTTTCCCCGGGGCAGATCGAATGTGTCCTCGGCACGAACAGACCTTTTCCAGGCACGAACAGAGCTGAACCAGGCCCGCGGCGGAACGGTCCCAGGCCATCAGGTCCGCGGGGCCGGACGGGCCGATCACCTGCCTCGTCGCTTTGAATCCTGCGAGAGAAGCAAGAGATTCTGACGAGGTTATTTCATGGCAGACCGTGCGCCAGTGGTCCACACGGCACAACGGCACCATGGGCCAGTTTCCGGCCCTGGGCGCAAACTACTGATTTGAAGGGCGATACGTGGTACGCCCTCGACGCCGGAGCTCGAACCCTGGAGCCGAGCCGGCTGGTGGAGTTTGTCCGTCTTATGGATGCGCTCCGACGACTTGACTGGGCGGCTTGAGAAGCCTGCCGCCAGGTTGGCAGAAGTCAATCCGGCTCGGCCAGGAGCCACTCGTAGGCGGGCTGCACGCTCACCCCGGTTGCCTCGATGGGAATTGCCTGATCGCGAGTCAGCACGAGCAGGCGCCGGTTTGCGCGCGGATAGGTCAGGGCTGCCTGGGTGAGAGCGCGGAGCTCGCGCTCCGTTGTCGCGTCGGCCGAAGGGTCGGCGCAGACTTGTATCAGCTCTTCGGCACCGGCGAGGTGGCGGACGTGGAAATCCACCTCGAAGCCTTCCGCGGTCTTTACGTAAGCCACCTCGGCCTTGCGGTGCTCCAACTCGTTCAGTACCGCCGTCTCCAAGGCGTGGCCGAGATTCGAGCGGCCACTCGTGTCGTAGGCGCGGATCAGGCCCGGGTCCACCGGATAGAGCTTGCGCGGGTTCGAGTTGCGCTGCCGCTCCGAGTCGGTCGCCAGCGGCACGCTGCTGAGCAGGAATGCATCCAGCAGATGGCCGAGCATGGCATGCACGGCGTCTTTCGCCACGCCGTGCCCTTGGGCTTTGAGGTCCAGGTGGAGCCGGTGCACGCTGAAGCTCCCGGCCGGATTGCGCAGGCACTGGCGCACGAGCCAGCGCAGCGCAGCCACCTGCGAAACACCATAGCGCTCCACCACATCGCGAAAGAGCACGGTGTCCACGTAGCCTTGCAGCAACTCGATCCGTAGCCCGGAAGCGAGTCCCTGTGTCTCGGGAAAGCCGCCCGCGAGGAGATACTCGTGGAATCGCTTCTCCACCAGGGACCGCTCCGCCGCGGTCCATCGCGCCGCTTCCTTGTCTGGCTCCTCATCGCGGTGGCGGAGGAACTCGCGGAAACTGAAGGGACGGATGACCGTCGCCATGCCGCGCCCGCGCAGCGAGGTGTGGACCTCGCGAGAGAGCATGCGGGCCGAGGAGCCGGAGACCACGATCTCGACCTGCTCGGAATCGAGGACCCGGCGCACGAAGCGCTCCCAGCCCTCGACAAGCTGGATCTCGTCGAGGAACCAGTGCACTGTCTCGCGCCCGCGCAGCTCCGGGTAACGGCGGTAGTATTCCTCGAGCAAGAGCGCAAGTTGCTCCACGGTCAGATCGGCGAGCCGGTCATCATCGAAGCTCACGAAGACCGTGCGCTCCGGCGGCAGGCTCTCCCGCCGCGCGGCCTGCAACTGGCGCAGGAAGGAGGTCTTGCCCGCCCGGCGCATGCCGATGACCGCATGCACTTTCCCCGGCATCACCGGAAGCCGGGCATCGCGCCGGGTGAGCGGCGGAGGCGGAGTCGGCGCGAGCGCAGCGTTGAGCTTCTCAAGCAATACAGGGTGGAGAGGCATGCCTTACCTTGCTCGACAAGGTGTCCTTCTGTCAAGGACACCTTGGAATGAATCCGGACTTCCCGCAAGGACACATCTGCTTCCAGCGACGAAGAACCAAAGGGATTCATCTCGCTGAGCCCTCCGGTATCGCCCCCAGTTGCCCCCCAGTGGTCCACGGAGCGCAAACAGCCATCCGGCCACCTTGGCGCCCTGGCTGTAACTGCCTGATTTGAAGGGAGATACGTGGTGCGCCCTAGAGGATTCGAACCTCTGACCTACAGCTTCGGAGGCTGTCGCTCTATCCAGCTGAGCTAAGGGCGCGTGATGCGCGGTCCAACCGGCGGATCGGGGTGGCCCCCGGACGCCGTGCGGGATGATAGCAGGAAATATGGTCTGCCAAACCCCCTGAAGTTCGAACCGGCCGGCAGGATATCATCGGCTTCATCCAAGCAGCCGACGAGTTGCGTTTGGCGATGGCGGCATGAGCATGGCCAAGTCCATGGTCGCCTACGCAGCTCGTACCGGGACCCGAGCCAATCTGGACGCATTGAAGACAGCGGGCTGGCGCCTCATGGTTTCAGCGCGCGGAGTCCTTCGTTCTGAGGGCTTCCGCTACGCCCTCGACAACGGAGCGTGGACCGCATACCAGCGGGGTGAGGCCTTCGACGAGCGAGCCTTCCTGGTCGCGGTCGACAAGCTCGGAGCCGACGCCGACTGGATCGTAATCCCAGACATCGTTGCAGGCGGGCTTGACTCGCTGCGCTTTTCTCTCTCTTGGCTCTCCCGGCTGCAAGATGTCGGGGTGCCACTCCTCCTTGCCGTGCAGAACGGGATCGAGCCGCGGGAAGTTGGCGGCCTTGTTAGTCCCGGGTTAGGGATCTTCGTCGGCGGTGACACGGCGTGGAAGGAAGGGACTATGTCGGTGTGGGGTGACCTGGCGGTTGAACGAGGCTGCCACCTTCATATCGGCCGAGTAAACACGGTTCGCCGCATTCGGCTCTGTAGCGACGCAGGCGCGGATTCATTTGACGGCAGCTCTGCATCGCGGTTCGCTGTGTCCATCGGAACACTCACCCGTGCCCGTGAGACAGCCGCACTTCAGCGATGCCTTTGGGGTGCGGCTTGAGTCGCCTCTTCTCGGGCTTTGGTCTGACCCTCTGGCGCCCCTGGGACTGGGCGATCCTGCACGCCGGCAAGGACGTCGAGAACCGCGACTGGCTACCTTGGCCCAGAGTTCTTGGCCGGCACATCGCTGTCCATTCGGGCCTGCGCTGGGACGCCGCCGGCGCCCGCGATCTCCGGCAGGGCGGCTACCCGGTGCCCGAGCCCGAAGAGTGGCCGGGAGGGTTGATCCGCGGAGTTGTGCGAGTCGCCGGCACGGCTGAACAGCACTGGAGCGAGTGGTTCGGAGGGCCAATCGGTGGCTGCTCGAAGATCCGGTTTTGCTCCCACAGCCGGTGCCCTGCCGCGGAAAGAAGAAGCTCTGGCGCCTGCCGCCGCCAGTGCTCCTATCTGTTGCCGAGGGCCTCCGCAGAGGTTTCGTTCCGCCCGCTCCAGAAACTCAACAGAGAGAGGGGCAATCCGAAGGCGGGCGGGGGGGGTGCCCCCCGCAGGATATCCGGACATAAATGTCTGTTATCCCGCGTTGCGGATCACCATGGCTCGGTCTTCGGGCGCGACGGAGTCTAGGTAGAGGCTGGTGGTCGAGAGGGAACTGTGCCCGAGCTGGCCTTGGATGTCGGACGATGGAACGCCGCGGCGGGTGAGGCGCACGGCATGGCTGTGGCGCAACCCGTGGGGATGGACGCGCTTTTCGATCCCCGCCTTCTCCGCGTAGCGGCGCAGCATGGTCCAAACGTAGGGCTGGGAGAGGGTGGTGCCCAGGCGCATTCGCCCCTTGGTTGCCAGTGCATTGGCTCCCTCGCTGATCGTGCAGAACAGCGGAGCTTTGGTGGAGATCCCGAGCTCCTCGCGTGTCCGGATCCACAGCTCGAGCGGTGCAATGCCCGGCTCCGAGATGACAGCGAGGCGTTGCTTGGCTCCCTTGCCACGCCGTACGTTGATCTCGCCGCGGGCCAGGTCAACGTCCCTGGGGATGAGGGCGATCATCTCGCCCACCCGCAGGCCGGCGTAGAACAGGGTCGCAATGATGGCCCGGTTTCGGATGCCCGAAGGCCCCCGCCGCGACGCCTGCGCCATGATCTGTTCGACCTCCTGTTCGGACTGCACCTCGATCGGCTTCAACCGCGCCATAGTTAGGCTCCTGTGTAGAATCATAACTATATAGCAGGCTGGTGCGCTAGGTCAACAGGAACATAACTATTTGTTTGCGCCGAGGGTGGTTGCGTTGTTGCCTTTCTGCGCGGGTTTGATTCGTCCCCGCGAAGGCTCACCCTGAACGAAAAGCTTCGATGCGCGGGTACTTCTTCACCGGCGCAGAACGAAACCGGTTTCGTTCTGCGCCCGACGGGCGGCCGGGAGGGGGGCGCGGCGACGGATGCACGGCGGCTTCGCCCCAACCACACCGACCAGGTAAGTCACAACAAAGCCGCGCCTTGCGCGCGCCGCGTGCCGCGTCGGATGACGTCTAGAGGGGAAGAAGAACAGCGGGTTACAGAACAGGGTTTTTGTTGACTCCCGGCCCCGCCAGCTCCTGGAGCTCGCCGAGGAGGGCCTGGAAGCCCTGTTGGAGCCTCGGAACCCTCCGCTTCCCGTCGAGTGGACTCCTCCGCGCCAGAGCCCGGCCCAGCCTCTCGGCGTCGGCGTGCAGGTAGAGCTCCGTCGTGGAGATCGAGGCATGCCGCATGAAGAGCTGGACGGTCCGGATGTCGTGTCCGGCCGCCAGGAGATGGGTCGCAATCGAGTGTCGCAGGATGTGGGGAGAGAACCTCCTCCCACCGGCCGCGATCCCCGCCTCGTCGAGTCGCCGGCGGAGGATCTTGCGCACCATGGCTCGCGAGAGCGGCCTACCCCACAGGTACCGCCCGGCCGGCCGGATCGCCAGATAGGCTCCCAGAAGACGCGAGACGGCGCGATCGAGCGGCTGCCTCACATCACCTCCCGCCGCCTTGCCGCGCCGGATGAGCACCGAGAAGGTCGACGTCGCTTCGTGCCACTGGACGCCCTCTGCCTCCAGCGGGCCGATCTCCGACGCTCGCAGCCCGGCGACGTAGGCCACCCCCAGGAGGCAGCGGTTGCGCAGCGACCGGGCATCCTTTGGGAGAGTGCCCGGTCGATCGCCCCAGAGGAGGCGCGACACTTCGGCCACGGTGAGCACCTTGATCTCCCGCCGATACCGCCGCGGCCCCGACAGGCCGGCCGCGGGATTGGCTGCAACAAGCCCGTGAGCCAGGCTCCACTCGCCCAGCGAGCGGATGGCCACCACCACACCCTGCCGCACCGATTCGCCCTTGCCTGCCAGGTAGAGGCGCCTGAGATGCGCCTCGATATCCTCCCGGTTGATCTCGCTGAACGGCCTCCCAACATCACGCAGCAGCCGGTCGACCAGACCCCGGTACCGCGCGGCTGTCGCCGTCGCCCGGCCCTTCACCGCGATCAAGTACGACTCCCACCGATCGAGCTCCGGGGCGTCCCTCTGTTGGAGTTTTGCGCACATTGGAGGAACCCTACGGCACACCCCCGGCCGCTCCGGAATTGGACGCGTCTTCAGTCCAATTTTTCACCTTCTTCCGCGAAGATCCCGCGCAGAATCAGTGACTTAGAGAAGAGTACGACACCCGGTCCCTTGAGGAAGTCCGCCCTCCTGCTCGAACCTCTCCGGCAGGACCATGATCATCAAACGCGACGGCAACACCCCGGGAAGTCGGCGAAGCCGAGGAGGAAGGCCTCGCGGCCCTTGCTCCGCCAAGGAGCTGGCGCAGCGCCGCGCCGCCCCGGTCAAAACCGGAGAGCATGCGCAAACCGCGCTCGGCCAGGCGCTCCCCCCCTGCAAGCCGAGGACATGCCCCAACGACGGCACGGGAACCTGTGACGTCAAGAAGGCCGTCGAGGCCCGCGGTGGCGCCCTCTCGGCCTGCCTGGTGGCCCTTGGCGGCGGCCGTGAGCTGGACGCCTATCTCAACGCCTTGCGAACCGGCGACGTCAAGGGCCTCGAGGAGCTCACCGCGACGAGCCTCGCCGCTCAAGCCGTTCTCGGTCAGTCCGAGCTGGCCATACTCCTCGGCGAAGGCTTCGTCACCGAGCAGCCCCTCGTCGGCAGGACCGAAGACGGTGGTACCGAGATCATCGGCTACCGGCCGGTCGAAAACCCACGGGCCGCCAACACCCTGAGGCTGCTCCAGCAGATCGGCCATACCGCGGCTGACCAGGTCCTCACCCCAAAAAGCCGCGGCGAAAAGAGACGCGACGAGGGCCTCGGCCGCGCCGGCCAGGCCGCCTGGGTTGCCCAAATGCGCCATCAACTCGCGGCGAGCGAAGAGGAGACCGATTGAACACCGTCGAGCTCCTGCACCCCGACCTCCCCGCGCTGGTGGACGCCTATCTGCGCCGGCGCAGGGCGTCCTGGCAGGATCTCGAGCGCGGCCGTCTCAAGCTCGGCGACACCGTGCTGACCGTCGACGCCCTCCAGTGGTGGTTCGTCAACGCGGACCCCGTCTTGTGGGCCGAGTGCAACCTGGTCAACCAGCCCGAAGATGGCGGAGGTCTCTGGAGGCTCTTCGACTACCAGAAGGCCTCGCTCCGCTTTGACGGCAACGCCGTCCACCAGGACGGTGCTGAGGTGGGCAAGACCCGCGAGCTGTTGGCACTGATCGCCTGGGGTTCTCTCGGCATCGAGCGCGGCTCCATCCTCGTCGGCTCCGCCCGCGACGGCGACCTCGACGAAATCTGGGAGGAGCTCGACTATCAATGCGGCGCCAACCCGTACCTTGGGCGGCGCCGCGTCCGGGTAACCACCAAGCCCTATCGCAAGATCAACTGGGACAACGGCCTGCGCACCCTCTTCCGGCCCGCCGGCCACGACGGCACCGCCTTCCGCGGCATCCATGTCCGCGGCTGGCTGCTCCTCGACGAGGCCGCAAAAGTCGCCGAGGATGCCTGGAAAGATTTTTGGCGCGCCGCCAAGCCTGGCTGCAAGATCCGCATCTACTCAGTCCCCACCGGGTTGCAACTCATCTCGTTTCAACGCATCGCGGACGGTGCCGTTCCCGCGGAACAGGTCGTGCCAGAGGCAACGCCCGAGCTGCTCATCGAGCAGCTTCTGCACCCGGCCGTTCCCGCCGCGGTCCGAGAGTTGAGCCGCAAGATGGAAGGCCGCATGTTCGTAAGGTTCTGGTGGCCGAAGACCATCATGCCGCACCCCTTCTGGAGCGAAGAGCGGCGCCGCCACTACGTAGAGCAGTTCGGCAGCCCAGACGCGCCGGGCTATATCCAGAACGTCCTCGGCCTACCCGGCGATCCCGCGAACACGGTGTTCCCGGATCGCCTGCTGACTCCCGCGCTCACCTTCCTGCCCGACTATCGGACGGTCACCCTGCGCTGGGACACCCGCGCCGGCCGCATCGACGCGCTCAGCCGCCGCCTCAACCCCCTCTATCCCTGGGAAGACTCCGCGACCGGGGACGAGCCGCTGCTTGAGGGCGACGAAGAGTCCGAAGGCTCGGACGTCCCCACGCCCTTCCTCAACGTCCTCCAGGACAGCATCGACGTCTCCGGCTGGGAGACCATGGATCCGGGGCAGCGCCGCCAATTGGTGGACCGCCTTGTCCTCGACTTCGTCCGGCCGATCGCCGGCGATCTCATCGTTGGCGTCGACGTCGGCTCGGCGACAGTCACCGAGATCGCCGTCCAGCGGCGATCCACCATCGATGCGCTCATCCTGCGCATCAGCCTCATCGGCTGGAACTGGTACGCCCAGCGCGACTTTCTACTCGCCCTTGACGCCATCCTATCTCCCGCCGGCGGTTGGGGCGTCGACGCCACCGGCGTCGGCAGTGTCCTCGTCGACCTCGTGCAGCCCGATTTCGGCGAGCGCATGAGCGGCTACGTCTTCAACCGCTCCACGCCGGCGATCGATCCCGACAGTGGCGAAGTCCGCGAGGACCCCAACTCCGGCGAGCCCCTGCTGATCTCCTATAAGGAGCTGAGCACTCAGTCCATCGAGCGTCGCCTGCACGGCCGCCGCCTCGAATTTCCGTACGACCCTGAGGTTCGGCACCTGCTGTCGAACCACACCTACACCCAGTCCGGCGCCGCCGGAGGGCGCACTTTTAAAAAGGTCGACGATCACCTCGTCGACGCCCTCCGCGTCGCCGAGTTGCGCAAGCTCACCGACACCTGGGGCGCCGTCGCCGCGACGCCGCCTACACAGTTCGCCGCCCCGCCTTCGAATCGGGCCGATTCGATGGAAATCATGGAGAAGATGTGAATGCGAAAGCTCGTGCTGCCCTCCCTTCTGCTTCTGCTCCCGTCGATAGCCGCCGCGCAATACCCCAGGCCATCTCATGCGTTGCTCGGCTGGTTCGACATCGCCAACCACCTTGCCACCGCTGTCTTCGCTGGAGAGGTCATCGTGGCGCCAAAGGGCGGCAACTTCAAAACGATCGGCGAGGCCGTCGCCTATGTCACTGCTCAGAATCCAACGCCCCAGGCGCCCTGGTTCATTACCGTCGAGCGAGGCGCGGTGAGCACCGGCACCGTCAATCAGACGTGCCACTACACCGAGACCGGGTGGGTCACTCCGCCGTCGACTTTGATCCAGGGCAGAGCGGTGATCCATCCCACTCCTGTCGGATTTACCTCAGCGCCAGTCGTTTGTCTCACGGGGGCAGGTGGAACACTGGTCAAGCTTCAGTCCGGATCACAGATGTCGCACCTGACACTGATTGACCGCACGCCGGCAACTGCCGCCGTCAAGCTGCTTGAGATGGATTGGTCTGGTCAAAGCTCTGGGCAGCCAGCCGTGATTTCGGACGTTGCCCTGATCACGACCTCCGCCGTGGGTAACGCGTTTGCCGTGGACGGGTTGACAATTACTCATGGGGCGCTCTACGGCTACGGCTTCAGCATTTTGCTCTCCGGCAACGCGCTCGGAACTGGCGTTGTAGTCAATGAGACGACCGCCGCTTTCGGCGTCACGCTGTACGGAGGACGGTGCCAGGGTTCAACCGGCTGCACTTCGTTTTTTCATAACGTCTCCACTGCCTCCTTGAAGCTTTATGGTGTGAGGGTGGACCCGAAATGCGCCGCAGATCTAAAAAACGACTCCACCGGACTCCTTGAGGTCCACCAGACCGACTACACTACGTCCTCCGGCACGATCACCGACGGAGTGACTCACGCCAACGGCGGCACTGCGCTTCCTGCCACCTGCTCCAACGATCAACTCTTCATCAACACGACCACGCATTCTTTGTGCTGGTGCGAAGGTAGCGGTAACACCTGGAAGTGCGCCGCCGGATCGTAAAATATGCCCGCCGGCTTTGACGCAGATCTCGACCAGGCGCCCGACCAGGCCCGGCTTTTCGCCGACCTGGTCCTGGTGGCCCTCCAGGCGGAGCAGCTCCAGCCCTACGTCGGCGAGCTCGCGCCCGATCCCATGCTGTCCCGCAACTGGGCCAACTGGGTCGAGATCCCGCATCCCTCCCTGATCCTGCGCGAGAGGTCCGAGCGCGGCTATCACCGCGTCGGAGAGCTCTACAACCGCATGGTGGAGAGCGACACCGGCATCGGCGGGCTGTGGGAGAAGCGCACCAAGGCCGTGCTCGCGCTGCCGCATCACATCCGGCCGGCGAACAGCTCCCCACTTGCGCAGGAGACCGCGCAGTTCGTTCACGACGCCATGGCGCGGGTCCCCCTGCCGATCACCAACGTCACCCACAACCTCGGCTCGATCCTCAAGGGTGTTGCGATCACCGAGGTCATGTGGGAGCAAGTGTCGCGCGGGCCCCTGACCGGCGCCTGGCTCCCGGTCGACCTGATCGACCGGCCCATGTGGCGCTTCGCCTGGAGCGTTGATCGGCGCCTTCACATCCTCGCCGGGGTCGGCGGCCGTTTCGCCCCCTTCGAGGCGCCGCCCATGAAGTTTCTCACCCTAGGCTACGGCACCAAAGACACACCATGGGGCAAGGGACTCCTCGACGCCCTGTACTGGCCGTACTACCTCAAAAAGCACGCCGCGAAGTACTGGGCTCTGTTCGTCGAGCGTTTCGCGAGCCCCCTCGCGAAGGGCACCTACAAATACAACCGCGACGAGCAGGTCAACAAGGAAAACCAGAGTGCGCTCCTGGCGATCCTGGAGACGATCCGCACCGGTACGTCGATCGCGCTGCCCGAAGGACTCGACGTGGCCTTCCTCGAAGCCTCCCGCGGCGGCGATGCCAGCTATTCCGGATTCGTCGGCTGGCTCGATCGCGTCGAAGCCCTCATGTTACTGGGCGAGGTCGACACCAGCGGCATGGCCAAAGGAGCGGGCTCCTTCGCGAAGTCCGCCGTCTCGAACGAAGTCCGCCTCGAAACCGTCGACCACGACGCCGGCCTGCTCGGCCCGTGGGAGACGGCGACCCTCTACAAGTGGCTCGTCGAGCTCAATTTCGGCCCCGACGCGCCGGTCCCCGTCAGCGTCTACGACTCGACGGACGCGGCCGACCGCGATCAGCGCATGGCGGGAATCGAAAACACTCTGGCCGCGGGACAGCCGGTCGGCAAGAGCTACTTCTACATGACGATGCAGGTCCCGGTCCCCGTGGAAGGGGAAGAAGTGATCACCGCGCCGGCCAGCCAGGTGATCCCCCCGCCCCCCGGACCTGGCGCGCCGGCCTTCGCGTCCCGCGAGCCGGCCGCCCTGCTGGTCAAGCCGCCGCATCACTTCACCCGCCTCTCCGCGCCCGGCGCCGGCGACCTGTCCCAGATCGGCCGTCGCGCCGAGGCGCGGGACGCCCAGCTCCAGAGCGTCGCCGCTCTCTTTGCGCCGCTCACCACCGCCTACTTCGAGGCCCAGCAGGAGCGCCTCTTGGGATTGCTCGATACGGCCGCCGGCGCCGAGCTCGATCACCTCGTCGCCGGCGACACGCCGGCCCACCTGGTCGATTGGCTCACCGCCGCGCAGATCCATGGCGCCGGCTGGGCTCTCCTCCATGCCCACGAAGATCTCGGCGGTGCCGTCCGGCTCGCGAGCCCCGAGGACTTTACGCAGGCTTTGACACCGGCGACCGCCATGGATTTCTGGTCCGCGCTCCTCGGCATCAGCAAGGATTTCTTCTCCACCCTCGGCGATGAGGCCCGCCGGATCGCGTTCGCGGTGGCGGGCCTCTCCGAAGGCCCCTTGCTCGTCGATCTGCACAACGTCCTCCAGCAGGCGCAGGCCGGCGGCCTCGATCGCGCCACCACCGCCGCTCTGATCAAGCAGGAATACGCGGCCCACGGTCTTCTCCCGACCAGCGACGCCCACGCCCAGCTCATCTATGCGAACAACACCCGGCAGGCCGCCGCGGCCGTCCGCTACCAGCAGACCGTCCAGAATCCAGCCGCCCAGCGGCTGACGCCCTATCTCGTCTGGTGGACGATCGACGATAACAAGGTCCGCGAGCGGCCCCTCAACAACCATGCCGTCATGCACGGCAAGGTCTTCGCGATCAATCACGAGATCTGGAGCACCTGGTGGAATCCGGCCGGCCACAACTGCCGGTGCTACATCGGCACCATCAACATCGCCGAAGCGCGCCGACGCGGCTACACCGGCTCCGAGCCGACCGGCGCCTGGCCGTCTGCCCCGGGATCCGGCGCGCGGGCCTTGCCCGACCCCGGATTCCGCGGCGCGCCGGATCTGGCGCGGGCGGCCAACGATTTCGAAGCCAAAGCGCAAGACATCTACGACCGGGCCGACGCCGAAGGAGGCGACCTCCTGACCGCGATCTCCCGGCTCTTTACAGCCCTCGGGCTGAGGAGGTCCCCATGAGGGAGACCCTGATCGTCATGCTCCCCGAGAGCGAGCATGCGATGGAGCTGGCCAGCGTTGGCGGCGACTCCGCGACCGCGGCCCCGTCGTTGACGATGGCTGTCGTCAAACCGATCGATCTGACGGACACCCGCGGTTACGACATCACCGCCGCGCGGATTCAGGAGATCGTCGACGCCTACGACCCCACCATCGAGCAGGCCTCCCTGAATATGGATCACCAGTGGGGAGGCCCAAGCCTGGGCTGGTGCGAATCGCTCTGGGTGCAGGACGGCATCCTCTGGGCGCGATTCACCGACCTGGCTCCCGAAGCCGTCGCGGGCATCCAGGAGGGCCGCTACCGGCGGCAGAGCGCCGAGATCGTCTTTGACCACTCCGAAACCCACACCTGGTACCTCACCGCCGTCGCGCTGCTCGGCAACGCCCGGCCGGAGGTCAAGGGCCTGCCCCCCGTCATGTTGTGCAGCCGAACGGTCCACAAAAAGGAGACCCCCATGCCGCAGCACCGTACCGATCCGCCTCCGGCCGACCCGGCGGCGGCTGATCCGCAACCTGAGACCCTCGCCACGCCCGCTGCCGCCGCTGCCGAGCTCGCCACTCTCCGCGGCCAGGTGGCCGAGGGCGCGCGTCTCGCGGCGCAACTGCGCCGCGGCCACGCCGAGCTCGACGCCGAGCGCCGGCTCGGCCAGCTCGGCAACCGCCTCACTCCGGCCATGCGGCAGCTCGCGCAGCCCCTTCTCGTCGAGCTCCTCGCCGCCGCTGAGCCGGTCACCGTCCAACTCCGGGCCGAGCCCACCGCGGCGCCCGCGGCCGTGAACGTCGTGGACCGCATCCTGGAGATCCTCGGCGCGGCCCCGGTCTTCGAGGCGCTGGGCGCCGGCCGCCTGGCCGAAGGCGATCCGCCCGAGGCGACGACCTCCAACCTCTCGGCCGAGCGCGAGGCAGAACTCGCCGCGAAATACCGTTTCAAAACCAACGCCTTCGGCTTCCGGCCGCCGGCGGAGAATTAGAGGAAAGGAACCCCCAAAATGGCACTCGCGCGCAACATCCAGCGCCAGCTCACTGTCCACGATCCACAGCTCGTGCCCCTGGCCGTGGCTGCCGCCACCACCATTTACGAAGGCGCTCTCACCGCGACGAACGCGAGTGGGCTCGCGATACCAGGGGCCGACTCCGCGGGAATCACGTTCATGGGAATCGCGTGGCGCGGCTATGACAATTCCGGCGGCTCGGCCGGGACCATGGGCGGCACCGCCTTCAACGCCTTCGACGCGGTGCGCTACTGCGAAGTGGACGTCGAGGGCGAGTGGGAGATCAAATTCACCGGCACCACACCGAAACCCGGACAGCTCGCCTTTGTCGTCGACGACGATACCGTGTCCGCCGCGGCCACCACCAACAACATTCCTTGCGGTCGATTCACCAAACCCGGAACCCCGGGCTACTGGTTCGTCGACATCGAGCGGAGGTAGCAAATGCTCAGTGCGCTGCAAAGCATCGCTCGCGCGGTCACACCCATCGCGCTCGACATCTACGACCGGAGCTCCGCCCTCGCACTTATCAACAAGATCGCGCGCATGGTGCCCAACCCGCTCAAGGCGAAGAGCAACACGCTTGAATGGGTCACCATCTATCCGGAGCTCAAGAAGTGGGTCGGAGACCGGGTGATTCAGAAGAGCTTTCAGGAAGCTCTGACGATCGTCGGCGAAAACTACGAAAACACCGATGCCGTGGACAAGTACGACATCGAGAGGGGCACGGCACTTGCCACGGTGGAGCAGAAGGTCGCCGCCATCGCCTCCGGTTTCGCGGTCGGCAAGCTGATGCTCGCCTGGCGCCCCCTCCGGCTCAACCAGCTCGCCTACGACGGCCAAAACTTCTTCGACACCGACCACGTGCGGCCGAACGGCAAGCTCTACAGCAACATCGTCACCGTTGGCCGCGCCGATGCGACCACGCCGAGCATCTCGGAAGCCCGCTCGGAGCTGGCCCAGGCGCGCCTGACTCTCCTGACCAACCGGCTCTGGTACGACTCCCTGATCGCCGCGAACGACGTCAACCAATCTCTGGTCGTTATCGTCCGGTCGAACCAGGTTTTCGACACCTACTACAGGCTCTGGTCGGAGCCCAGCTTCGGCGCGGATCTGAACATCTGGAAAGGCGCCTTCGATCTGTGGATGGATCAGAACCCCGTCGCCGGAACGGAAGACACGGTCGACGTCATCCTGTCTCTCCCCGACAACGGCCCGCGGCCGATCGTCTTCATGCCCACGCGGGAGCCCGCGGGCATCGAATTCGACACCGGTTCGGCGTTCAAAAACCGGATGATCAGCTTCGGCATGGACGGCGAATACGGCGTCGCGCCGGGCTTCCCTCAGACCGCTGCTCGAATCGTCCCCAGCTAAGGAGATTCCCTTGCTCTACAAAGTGCGAGCCAGTCCCGAAGTAGTGAGAAAAACCCCCGACGCGGCCGGCCAGCGGCGTCGCACCGTGTCCACCCCGGCCGGCAAGCGGACCCTCGTTTTCGGGCACGAGCCGGTGTTCCTGAGCTGCGAAACTCTCCCGCCAGAGATCGCCGGCGACGAGCACCTCCTCGCTACGCCCGTCCAAGCCGTCGACCCCGGCACCCCCGTCATCGACCTCGACCTCAAGTCCGAGCGCGTCCAAGAGCCCGAAGCCGCGGAACCCGGCGAGCCGGCCACGCGCATCGCGGACACCGCGCTCTCTCTGTCCGACGTCTTGAGGAAGGTGGCACCCGATCTGAAAGCGTCGCGCGCGGCCGCCGCCAAGAAGCCCACCAAGCCGGCCCCAAAAAAGAGCTGACCCATGCCGCGCTTCCTCACCTCCACCGAGCTCAAAGCCCTCCGCGGCGAAGCGGAAATCCTCCGCCTCGCCGCGGGCTCGGAGGACGCCCTCACCGCCGCCATCAACCAGGGCGAGAGTTTCGCCCTCTCCTACCTGCTCACCCGCTACGGCGCTGCCCTCCCGGCCGATCCCACCGCCACCCCCGACGTCCTGAAGGCGCAGATCGCCGTCCTCGCGCACCGGCGCCTGATCACCAGCCAGGTCGCTCCAGCCCTCGACGACGAGTACAAGCAGGCCGTGAAGTGGCTCGGCGACGTCGCCCGCAGCATCGCCAGCCTCAACCTCCCCGAAGCGCCTCCGGTGGACCAGTCCACACCAGCGGTTCTCTCCAGCGGCCCGTGCGGGCCGGGCATGACCCTGAAAGACCTCGAGCACTGGTAACCGCCATGCGCATCGCACTCAAGCTCGACGGTGCCCGCGAGGCCCAGGACCTTCTTCAGCGAACCGGAAAGAAGCTCAGCCAGCCGGCCCGGCCGCTCCTCGAGGTGCTCGCCGCCGAGCTCCAGACCTACCTCCAGACACACATCCGCGAGGAGTCTGGCCCCGCCGGCCCCTGGCCCGCCCTCATGCCCCAGACCCGCGCCATCCGCAATCACTACGGCCACGGCGACAGCCCCAAGCTCATCCGCGCCGGCGACCTCCTCCACAGCATCACCACGCTCGCCCTGACCGACCACGGCGTCGACGTCGGCACCCACATGTCCTACGCCCGCGTCGTCAACGACGGCGGCACGGTCACCGACCCCAAGACTGGTCAAACCCGCACCGTGCAGGCTTTCCCCTTCGTCTACGCCACCGCGCAGGAAATCGACGATCTCCGTACGCTCGTCCAGGAGTACTACTTTGGCGCTCCCTGATCCCACCCTCTACCCCGATCTCCCCTGGTCGATCGACGCTCGCATCCTCCTCGCGCTGCGCCAGGTCCTACGCGCCGACGCCCCGCTGCGCACCGTGCTCACCCGCGACGATCAAATTGTCTGCGCCGAGATGGCCTTTCTGCTGCGCATGGAAAATCTCGCCAGCCCCAGCGTGCCCTGCCTCGCCCTCTCACTCCTCGCCGACGAGGAGACCGAGACCACCAGCAGCTACGGCGCGGCCTACACGACCATCGTCCAGGCCGCCCTGGTGACGCAGCCGCCCGCCGCGTGGGGCGACACGTCCGACCTCCTCCGCTCCCGCCTCGTCGCGCAACTCCGGCGCGTCGTCCGCGCCGATCGCGGAGTCCTCGCCGACGATAGCGGCCGGCTCACCGAGGCGGTTACCAAGATCCAGCAGGTCCGCTTCGACGGCACGCAACTGCCGTCCGGTCTGCTCCTCACTCTCATCAACATCGAATATCGCAGCGAGATCACGCTCGACGATCAGGAGGTCCTCCCGTGAGTAGAGTCCCCATCCACTACGACGGCAGCCGCGGCGCAATCCGCGTGCAGCTCCGGAATCCCTTGACGGCCCTCGATCTCCCGGACGCCGGCGTTCGATCCGTCCTCCCCGGTGACGCCGAGGACCTGCTCAGCCCGAAGATCGGCGGCGCCTTCTCGCGCACCCTGCCGCTCTCCGACGCGGCGGTCCGCTTCACCATCAAGGCCCGCGTCCTCACCCGCCTGGCCGACAAAGGCGAGCTCACCACCGCCCTCTACACCCCACCCGGCACCGAGCAGGAGCTGCGCTACCTCGTGCTCGATCGCCTCACCCTCAAGCGCCTGGCGACCGCAGCCGCGGCCGGCGACACCAAGGAGGACGACTCCAAATGAGCGGCCCCGGCGTTGCAGCGAGCGGTTCCACCGTCCTGTGGGGCCTCGGCCCCGAGCAGGCCTTCGGCGTCCCCGGCGCGGCCGGCCTCACGGCCTATCGCGCCATCCTTCCCCTCGACGCCGATCTCCTCGGGAAAGAGGAGGACTCCAACGCGGTCAATCAGTCCGGCTTCTATGAGCGCGGCATTCCAGGTGCCAAAGACGGCAAGGTCTCCTGGGGCCTCCCGTTGACGTCCGGCATGATGCTCGAGTTCCTCGAGCATCTCTTCGGTTCGGTCACCAAGACGACGCCCGAGACCGGCGTGCGCAGCTACCTCTTCGAGCCCGACCGCAGCGGCGTCGACACCAGCTTCTACGGCCTCCTCACGCGCGACCCCGTGGCGCGGAACTGGCTCTACGGCATCAAGTTAGACAAGCTCACCTGCGACATCGGCGACAACACCGAGATCCCGGCCAAGTTCGAGGGCCAGGCCAGCCAGGGCACCCGCATGGGCGCCGCCGTCGCGGACGACGCCAACACCGGCACCTACACGAAAGGCCCCTACCTCCGCGGACCACTGCGCGATCCGGCCGCCGGCGACGTCTATCTCAAAGTCACCCGCGTCGACACCGGTCTCCAGTTCAAGATCGAGCAGACCACCGGCACCCCCACCTTCCCCGAAGCGGCCGTGGACGTTGCGCTCGACGGCGACGAGGCTGTGTTCCAGAACCTCCAGTTCGACGGCGCCGATCTCGGCTTCTGGGGAGAAAACAAGGATCTCCTCGAGGCGATCTTCCCCGGCACGGCCGACGATCACGCGGATCTCGCGGTGGGAGACATCTTCCGGTTCCGTGCTCCGGGGACCTGGCCCAACCCGGCCGTGGCGACCCTGACCGGCCATCAGCGCTACACCTCCGCCCACTGGACGATCAAGATCCGCAAGGTCGGCGGTGGCTCCTGGACCACGATGCGCTGCCGCAAGGGCACGTTGGCCCTGGAGTGGCCTTTGAGCGCGGAGCGCGGCAACGGCTCGCGCTACCCGTACTCCCTTCTCCGCGACGGACTCTTCAAGCCGACCCTCAAGGTGGAGCGCGCCCTCGTCGATCCCTTCTTCGTCGACGGCGCCGAGGCCTCCCTCCGCTTCGAGGTGCAGCTTGCCTTCGAGGGCCAGGTGCTCGGCACCGCGCACCGCGAAAGCCTCACCGTCGCCTTTGCGAGCGCCCGCATCGACGACTGGAAGGGAGCCCCGAAGGACGCCAAGGTGATCGCCGAGGAAGTCACTCTCCTCGCCGAAACCAACGGCGCCGGCGATCCGCCCTGCACCATCACCGCCGTCACCGCCCGCAACTGGACGCCCACGTCCTAAGGACCACCTTTGGGCTCAGCCGACCAGAACGTCAAGATCGGGCTCACCATCCAGGAGGATGGCGAGCCCGAAGCCTTCGACAAGGCCGCCCAGGGCGTCTCTGAGCTCGCCGGGAAGGCGGGCGAGGCCGAACCCTCGCTCGCCAGCCTCGCGGAAGGCCTGGCGGCTCTGGGCAGCGCTGCGGAGGGCACGGCGGAGGCCAAAGATGCCTTCGTCGACTTTGCCACTAGCCTGAAGGACTTCGCCAACTCCGACAGCCTCGAAGGGCAGAAGGCGGCCGTCGATTCCGCCCTCGAAGCCTGGAAGCGCTTCGGCGAAGAGGTCCCAGACCTCCTGGACAAGTCCGACGAGGCGGCGAAGAAGTACCGGGAGACCCTGGACCAGCTCACCGAGCAGCAGCGCAAGCTCGGCGACCCGATCGAGCAGAGCCTGGGCAGGGCCCAGACGGCCTTCGAAAATCTGGAGGAGGCGACCAAGAACAGCCTCGGCACCGCGGCCAAGAAGCTGCCCGAAGCCAAACAGCGGATCGACGACTACCGCAAGGCGATCGACGACGCCCGGAAGGCCGGCGAGCACATCAGCGACGGCCAGCTCGCGGAGCTGGCGCGTCTCGAGAAGGGCTACGCCTCGGCGCAGAACGCCGTGGCTCGGTTTGGCGCGACGAAAAAGGACGTCCAACGCCAGCTCGAAACGAGCCGCGCCGCCACAGACGGTGAGGTCCGCTCCATCACCTCGCTCCGCGATGTAGCAAGCGAGGCAAGTCCCGCCATGGGCAAGCTCGCGATCCAAGCGGCCGCGGTCGTTGGGGCCTTCGAGGCCGGTTATGCCGCGGGGGAAAAGATCCGGAGCGTACTCAACGCTTTGACCGGCGGCGAATTCGATCGAAATATCCAAGCCTGGTTCCACCTTGCGGAAGCGGCCGACGCCGCGACAGCCGCGATCGAAGGGGAAGTCGGAGCGGAAGAGCTGGCCAATCAGCGCCGGATTTTCATGCAGAAGGGGCTCCAGGGGTTTGCCCTCGACGTCGAGAAGAACAGGGCGATTCTCGACCAGCTCGCCCACGGCAACTTCGAGCTCAAGGCGGCCCAGGATGCACTTGCAGTCTCGACCCATAAGCTCGCGGAGGCGCATGGCGTCGACGAGGCCGCCCTCAACAAGCAGGCGAAGTCTCTCGAAGCCTCGATCCTGGCTTTTGCGAGGGCGAATAAACAGCTCACCTCTGACCAGATCGGGAAGCTCTTCAAGGATTCCCTGCAACCCATTCTCGACGGCTACGAAAAGCTCGGCAAGCAGGCCCCAGAAAACCTCCAGAGGTTGGCCGCCCAGTGGGGCGTTGTCACGTCCGCCGTGGACAAACACAGATCCGCGGTGGCAAGAATCGTCGAACAGATCACCGGCATCGCCCTCAAGTCCAAGGCCGAGCTGGCACAGGCGGCGAAAGACGTCGAGGATGCCTTCTCCCACATCAACGTAGGGAAGCTCAACACCGAAGAGTTGGCGAGGGCGCGGAAAGAAGTACAGGACCTAATCGATTCCTACTCCCAGGCTGGCGAGAGAATCCCGGCCAGCCTTCAGAAAATCGCGCTACAGGTTGGTGCCTTTCAAAACGAAGCCGACCTCATGACCCACAAGGTCGACAACGTCCGGACCGGCCTGGACAAACTCGCCGAGAGTGCAAACAAGGCCGGCGCGGCGACCGAGAGCGCAGGAACCGCTTCCGGCGCCGCCGCGGTCAGTGTAGGGAAGCTGGAGCAGGCGACCGCGCGGCACGTCAAGGTGGTCACGGAGCTGGATGAGAAGACCGGCAAGATGGTCAAGGTGATCCAAGACGCCGGCGAGGCCCAGGCCGCGGCAGCGGCGAGCACTCATCTGCACGTGGAGGAGGTCACCAAGACGGCTCAGGTTTTCCAGGCCAGCGGCGAGGAAATCTCTCGGACGACGACCCGAGTCAAAGAGCTCACGACGGCCAATGACGGCGCTGCCGGAAGCGCTGAAAAGCACGCTGAAGGCGTGCGCCAGCTCCGCAATAGCCTCCAAGAGGAAACGGACCTGCTGGCCAGATACGGCGAGGGCGCCGGGGTGACGAAACAAAGGCTCGACGAGCTCACGGAAGCGGAGAAGAGGGTCGCCGCCGAAGATGCGGCCGTGATCGGAGGCTTGCAACATGTAGGCGTCGCGCTCGACGACCTGAAGGAGCGAGCGGGCCGTCTGAGGGAAGGGCTCCAAGGGATCTTCGACCCCCTCCTCTCCGACATGGCGACCGTGCTGGCCAAGGCGGTCGAGGTGTCGGAGGCCATCGGTGGCATCGCCGGAACCGGCCTCGGAAAGAAGTGATGCGCGCCGACTGGCAAGACCTCCTCGGGCAGATGGACGAGATCCAGCGCCGCGCGATCGAAGTGCAGGGCCACCTCCGCAACGTCGCGGCCGTCGTGCAAACCACCGCGGCGGCCGTCGACGCGTCCGCCAGCGCTGTCACCGCCTCTCTCGCGACCCTTGGAAGCTCGGTGAGCACCGCCCAGACCGACGTCTCGGCCTCGCTCTCGACGATCCAGGAATCCGCGGCCTCGGCGGTTGGATTCGTGGGGAGCTCCACGTCGCAAATGAGCGCCCAGGTCCAGCAGGCCGCGGCCGACGTCGCTGCGAGCGCCACTTCGATGGCCACTTCTACAGAGACGGCGCACAAGCAGGTCGCCACGCGCCTCGACGATCTCCAGCAGCTCCTCTCCGATCACGACAACCTCTGGAACAAAGGCGTCGACGAAATGATCGACGCCGTCAAGATCGGCGCGGTGCCCATCGAGGAGCTCCTCAGGCTCTATGGCGATGCGATCGTGCAGGGCAAGCGTGTGAGGGACTTCCTCTCCGGCCTGGATCTCCGGCAGTACGTCCACCAGGTCGACGACCTCGCCAAAGGGCTCTACGACGGAACCGTGAAGATCAGCCAGGTCACCGATTTTCTGGGCTCCACGCAGTTGCTGTTTGCGAAGCAGATGGCCGACACCATCAAGCTTTTCCAGGAAGGCAAGGTCACCCTCGAGTACGTCGAGTCGATCATCGCGGGCATCAAGAAGCTCTTCCCGATCGGAGAATTTGCTGACCTGGCGAAGGCGCTCGAGGACGCTCTCCGAAAGGGCCATCTATGAGCTTCGCGCTCCTGACCTCCGGCGTCCCCGCCCCGCCCACCCTGGACGGACTCCACCTCAACGGTATCGCCGCGGATTCCCTCGAAGTGATCGAGCGCGAGCTGGTCGGCACCATCGCCCTCGCCGCCGGCGGCACCCGCGAGCAGCGCCTGGCACCCGATCCCGGCCAGCCGGTCATCCGTCGTTGGTACCAGGTGACGCTCGACTATCGCCACCTGGCCGACCTCGCCCCCGCCGTCGAGGCGCGCTTCGCCTTCCCCGGACCGCACCTGCTCGCCCTCTGGAAGCACGTCTGTCTCGGTTGGCTCGGAGACGCCAGCCGTGCCGAGTTCGCGCTTCCCTGGCGTCTCGCTCCCCACCTTCTCACGCCCGCCGGCGGCGCGCCGCCGGAGCGCTTCGCGCCCGTGATTCGCCTCGAATTCGACGGCGATCCGCTCACCCTCGTCGAGCGCGACACATCCGACTACAACGCCGGGTCGCCGGCGGTCGGGGAGGTCTGGGTCGAGCGCGGCGGCCAGCGCCTCAAGCTCGAATCCCCGCCCGCCGCCGGCGCCCGCCTGATTGCCCACGTCGTGCCCCTCTTCCGCTGCGTCGTCGCGGCTGAGGACGTCGCGCGGCAATACCGCGACCCGGTGCGCGAGCCGCGCAAGATCGTGCTCCTGGAGGCCGCGTAGAGTGCCCATCGTCGCCACCGCCCGCCTGCGCGGACGCGTCGCGCCTGCAGACCTCGGCCCGGGCACCCTGCGCGGATCTGTCGTCTCTGGATCCACCGCGACACTTTTCGCCACCGTGGCGCGCGACGTCGTCGAGTCCTTCTCCGGCCCCTCGCTCTGCTACACCTTCGCCGTCAAGCTGCACGACGAGTGGATTCCCCGCACCGAGCTCCTCGGCCCCTTCGAGCTCGACGAGTCGATCGACACCGTGGCCGTGCTCTTCAGCTTCGGCCTCTCCGGCCGCCGCTGGTCGATCGAGGCGAGCTCCTGGGTGTGGAGCCGCACCCCGGTCGAGATCTGGGCCACAGCCGGCCCCGCCGGCGGCCTGCGCACCTGGTTGCGCGCCTTCGGCTACGTCCTCACCTGCGACCAGCAGGAAGGCCCCGAGCCGGTCCTCAAGGTCTCCTGCGGCGATCCGAGCATCCTCTACGCCCGCGAGCAGCTCTGCGCCGAAGTGCCCACCGGCGCCGGCCTTTCGCGAGGCGCCATCTGCGCCGATCTCCTCGCCGACCTCGGCATCGACTCCGACATCCCCGCCGGCGCGATCTATGCCAAGAGCCTGGTCACCGACAGCGCCAGGCTCTGGGACTTCCTCGCCGCCTTCGGAGAGCCCGAGGACTGGCACTGGCGCTTCATCGACGACGCAACCGTCCAGGCCTACACCGCCACCCTGCGTGTCGCTCCCGAGCCCTCCGACGACATCTGGAGCCTCGCCGACGTCGTCTCGATCCAGAGCGCGCCACCGAGCGAATCGCCGGCCCGCTACGTCCTGCGCAGCACCGAGCTCGTCGACGGCGCCGGCGGCGTGAAAATCGAGATCACCCGCATCGAGGTCAAGGGCCTCTTCGCCCCCGTCGTCGCGCCGAACAAGCAGAATTCGGACGGCTCGATCACCAGCCTCGGCGTCTCCACGGGCATCGAAGTCTTCCGCACCATCAGCGTCCAGGAAGTGGAGAAGCACACGCTTGGTACCACCGTCGTCTACACGGTCACCCGCGACTTCGGCTGGTACAACCCGCGCGCCGCCAAGCTGCGCAGCCTCGGCCTGCCCGCCGGCCCCGTCGAGGACGGCTACTACTACGCCGTCGCCTGGCTCGATCCGGACGGCACCTACCGCGCCGGGCCGCAACAGACCTGGGTGCAGACCGGAGAGATCCGCGTCACCCCCACCTACGACGGCGACGGCACCGAGATCTCCACTCACACCGAAACCTACCGCTGGCGCGGCATCCCCATGGCCACCCGCGCCGCGCTCTCCGATCACCCGAGCGTTCTCAACGCCGCGGTGGGCGACGACGACCTGAGCTGGCAGACCTTCAACCTCGCCCTGGTCTCGGCCGGAATCCACCGCATCGAGGAGTTCGGCCTGGCGCAGGTGGACGACGTCACCCACGAATTCGGCGCCGCCGGCGCCGAGGTCCGCCAGATCGAAGAGACCAGCACCTGGTACGCCGCCCGCAGCGGTGTGACCATCAACTGGCTCAACTACTCCGGCCAGGGCATGGCGGAGATGGTGGCGCCGTTTCGCCTCACCCGCCGCGTCACCACCGACAACCTGCTCACCGCGGACGCCCTCCTGGCGGGCACCATCGAGACGCAGACCGGCTTCGGAGCCCCCCACCGCCTCGGCACCCTCGGCGTCTACGACTGGGGCGACGGCGCCTCCTCCAATCAGGCGACCGAGACCTTCCAGGCCCTGCACTCGCAGATCACCACCTACAACGTCGTCGACGAGCAGACCTACGAAAAGCTCGTCGACGGCCGCCGCGAGCTCCTCAACGGTCGCCCGCCGCGCCCGCGCTTCCGAGCCTCCACCTGGACCCAGACCGTGCAGGCGCCGCTCGAGGTGCTCCTCGAGGACCCCGCCGCCGCGGCCTGGTGGGGCGGAGAGACGCTCGTCATCGACCAGCCCTACGTCCAAAACCGCACCGAGGGCGAAGCCGTCGCGAGGCGCCGGCGCAAGCGGGCCGTGCGCATCCAACACACCGTGGTCCGCCCCGTCTGCCAGGTCCGCCCCGGGCAGACCGTCCTCCTCCTCGATCCCCGGTCGGGCATCGCCCACCGCTGCCTCGTCGTGACGCTCAAAGAGACCTGGACCCTCGCCCCACGGCCCCAGATCCTCGCCACCTACACCCTGGAGCAACCGCTATGAACGCCTTTGCTGGGAGCGCAGCCATCCTGGCGGCCCGGCTGAAAGCCGGAGGACTTCCAACCTTTGACCGCTGCGCCGGCGTTCCGCCGGGCCGCCAGGATGGCGGCGCTCCCAGCGAGGAGCTTCGATGAGCTCCCACTCCGACCGCGTCGTCGACGTCCTCGCCCGCCTCCTCACCCGCCGCGAGCGCGACCACGCCCCCACCCGCGCCGCCCGCGTCCTCGGCCGCAATGAAGACGGCACCGAACGCCTGCAGCGCACCGACGCCACATGCGTGACGCGCGGCGCCGTGTCCTCCAACTTCGCCGGCCAGGTCATCCTCGAGTCGGCCATCTCGCCATTTCATCGGCTCGGCTCGATCGACATCGCCCCGGTGTCGCAGCAGGCCTCGGCCGACACCTTGTGGATCGATCGCCTCGATCCCGCCGAGCTCCGTCCCGGCGAGAGCTACACCATCACGGTCACCGGCCGCGGCTTCACGCCTGGCGTGGTGATCGAGTTCCTGGAGCCGGCGCCGCTGTTCGTGCAGCCGACCGTGCTCAACGGCGACGTCACCATCGAGAGCTTGACCGTCGAGGACGACAGCACGATCGCCCTCAACGTCACCGTGGCCCCGGGTGCCCGCCTGTTTCCCTACGGCGCCCCCATCGCCTTCGGGAGGCCCTCTTGACCTTCACCCAGCTCCCCAACCGTAAGGCCGACGCCTACAGCGTTGACCTGCGCCTGGAAGCGAGAGAAACCATCCTCGACGCCTCCCCGCGCTGTGTCACCTGGGACCTCCACGGCCGGCGCCTGCTCTACGTCCGCGACATCTGGCGCTACCGCGTGATCGAGGGCACCGACATCGTCTACGACCCGGGCAACATCGACACCGAGGTCATGAGCCTCCCCGTGGCCCAACTTCCCCTGAGCTCGCCGGCTCAGGGCAACCTGCTCACCCGGATCGATCGCGTCCCCACCGCGCTCATCCCTGATGAGACCTGGCCCGCCTACGGCAGCCTCCGGGTGGTCAACACCCTCGCCGCCGATCCCGAGACGGGAAACTTCATCGTCTACAGCCACCGCGACGACGTCGCCGATCCCTACTACACCGACCTCGCCGCCTACGCACCGAACGGCGGCCCGCTCGGCGGCACCGTCCACCTCGAGCAGCCCAACGACGGCACGCCCCGCTGGCAGGTGCCGCACGCCATCCTGGAAAAGGGCTGGCTGTACGCCATCGAGAGGGACCTCCAGCCCCAGGAGTCGCCCGGGCCCGCCCCGGGACACGTGGTGAAGCGGAACATCGGCACCCTCGGCAGCCTCATCTTCCGCTGGAGCCCCCTCGACCGCTACGTGTACCCGCACTCGGTCTCCGTGAGCAAAGACAACGTCTGGGTAGCCACCACCAAGCTCTACGACCCGGGCGACACGTCCGTGCAGCGCACCTTCATCCTCGCCCTGGACCGCAGCGGCCTGGGCGCGATCTACGCCGTCGAGCTCAACTTCGGCCTCGGCGTCACCGACGAGTCGGTGCACTACTGGCTCGGCGAGTGGCAGGCCGCCGGCGCGCCCAACAGCGGCGGCCTCGTGCTCTTCGACGGCACCGGCGACGACGAAGACCACACCCCCACTTTCATCGCCGCCGGCGCGTCCCCGCAGGACTACGACCCCGACGTCCGCCGCACCGCCCTCATCCGCTTCGTTCTCAACCCGCCCGGCGTCCTCGTCGGCGAGCTGGGCGACGCGATGCCCATACCCATGTCCCGCACGCCGGCCGGCGTGGTGGGCAACAACGTCGGCCAGCTCCCGGAGCTGCGAAACCTATGATCGAAATCCTCAACCCCGACCTGACCCCCCTCCTCGACGTCGAGATCCCCGGCCTCGAAGCCGGCCAGGACAGCGACGCGGTTCCGTTCGGGATCCGCCAAAGCGTCGGAAGTGACGACGCGGCGGATCTCCTTCTCGTCATTCAGGCCATCGACCCCGCCACCGGAGACTGGGTTTCCGCCGGCGTCCCGCCGCTCGACGAGATGTGGGCGCGTGTGCGCATCATCGACCAAGTCACCACCGACGCACCGGCACAGCAGCTCGAGGTGACCGACTGGACGGCGATCGGCGCCTGGCGCGGCCTCCACATCGCCACCCTCCTCGCCGGCGGCATCCGCACCGGCGAGATCCTCATGCGCCCGCCCGCGAGCGCCCCAGAGCTTGCCTGGAGCTGGCGCCTCGCGGTGATCGCCGCCGAGCACAGCCAGGCCGTGCCCCCCGGCGCCCGCCCCGGAATCCTCATCGGCCTCGGCGACGCCGGCCACAGCGCGGCCGTGCGTGGCCTGGCGGTCACTCCCTCCGACACGCCGGACGATCAGGTCCACGTCGCGGCTGGCCACTACGTTCACCGCGGCCGCCTGCTCGGCGTTGTCACCACCGCCCTCACCCTGGACCAGGCCGACGCCGCGGCCGAAGCGCTGGAGGCCGGTGAGGCGTACATAGCCGTCGTGTCCGCCGGCGCCGCGGGCCTCACCCTCACCAAGGGATCCCGGGCCATCGCGCCGCGGCGGCCGGCGACGCCTGCGTGGGAAGTGTCGCTCGCGGCCGTCGAGGTCAGATATTCCGCCGGCGACACCGTCGTCGAGGGCACCGACCTCACCGACCTCCTCGTCTACGACCGCTACTTTGCCGAGCCCGGCACCGGCCTGGAGCTCCGCCTGCACGCCGGCCAGGCGGTGGGGGGCGGCACGCTCCGCTACCACTCCACCATCCAGACGGTAGCCGTCGCGGCGAGCTCAACGCGCTACCTCTGGCAGCGAGCCAGCGGGGCCGCGGAGCTCACCGCCGGCGACCCGCCAGAAACCACCGCCCTCGGCCCCTGGTGGAAAGTCACCACAGACGGCGCCGGCGTCACCGAGCTCGTCGACCTGCGACACTTCGGGCCCGATACCGTGGTCCTGCACCTCCGCGGCGATCTCCCCGGCTCACCGGGCGAGATCGTCACCCAGCTCGTTGGCCACGACGGCCTCGTCATCGACCAGGTTCTCTACCGCCTCTCCGACAACGGAGGCGGCTCCGCCGGCCAGACGCAACTCGACCTCGAGATCGACGGCGCCACCGCCTACACCAGCTTCGCCACCGACGACCAGCGCCCTGCCTGGGCCTTCGACGCGTCGTCGCTCGAGGTGGGCGACGCCATCCATGAAGTCACCGAGCTGCGCCAGGGCCTCGTCGTGCGCCTGCTCTCGATCGAACACCCAACCGATGGCACCCCCGTCTGGGCGGAGGCCTATCTCGTCTGCAGGAGGTCCTGATGGGGATTGATCAGATCGTCAAGCTCTTCGTCGAACACGGCGCCGCGGCGGGCCTCGCCGTCTTCGCCATCTACATGCTGCGGCAGTCCTACCAGGAGCGCGCCGCGGACAGCGAGCGCATCGAGGCGCAAAGGGCTGAGGACAACGAGAGGCTGGAAGTTCTCCACCGCGGCACTCTCGCTGCGCTCCAGGCCAACACCCGCGCCCTGACGATCCTGACCGAGAGGCTCGGCCAGAGGCTGCTCAAACCTCCGGCCGCCGCAAGCTCGCGCCGAGTCAAGGAGCGCGGCGCCACTCGCTGAGTTCACGGCTCCACGTTCACCGTGGCCGTCCAGGAGCCCTGCGAACTGTGCCACGTGAACTTGTGTGACCAGCTCGCCTGTCCCTTCGCCGGCACGCTCACTGGAATTCGCGCTGAGTCCTGCGGCTTCCCGTCCCGCAGCAGCGTCACCACCGCCGTGGCGCGCCCCGCGACGGCGCCGGTATTGAAGAGCTTGCCCGTCACGAGCATCTGATCGCCTAGCGGAGTCACCTCCGCTTCGCTGTAGAGCGCGCTGATTTCGGCATGAGGCTCTGGGCCGGCAGGCTCCGGCTCCTGTCGCTGCACCGGCCGCTCTGCCACCTGCGGCGGCGGCGCCGGCCGCTCCACCGGCCGCGCCGAGGGAGCGACCTCGATCCGCGCTACCCTGCTCCTGGCCGTTCGGTAGAGGGCCGGGTTTTGACCAATGACCGCCTTGACCGACCACTTCTCATCGCCAGCCATCGGCCGACCAGAGACCCTTTCAGTCCAGGGCTCCCTGCCGCCGGCGGGAATAATCAACCGCTCCGCAACTTGGTCGATTTCGACGTCGTTATAGAGCAGGGAGACGACGACGACACCAATTCCCGGCTTCGAACCGTGGTTGACGAGCGTGCCCGTAGCGAGGAACGTCGGGCGGTTCAAGTTGAACTTCGTAACCTCGGGCCGTCGCTCAAAATTGGTGATCTCAAGCACGTCAGGCCCCAGCACTTTGAGCTCGGCGACAGCGGCCGCTCGCCTCGCAGCGTCTCGCTCCGCCTCTTGTTTGGCAGCGGCCTCAGCTGCGGATTTCTCCGCCAACTGCCTATTGAAGGCCGCGTTCTCGGCCGCCGACGTTTGCTCCTCCGCCTCCTGTCGCGCCTTTTCAATGGCGGCCTTGCGCTGCTCTTCAGCTGCTAGAGCCGCCGCTGCCTTCCGCGCCTCCTCGGCCTTGTTCCACTCCTTCCGCTCTTCCTCTGCGACCTCTTCGGGAAAGATCCTCCGCCTGACCTCGGACACTGAGGCGTCGGCGACGTCCCGGGCCTGATAGGAGGCCGTCAGGTGGGCCGTACTGCTGCTGTCGTCACTCCCGACAAACGCCAACAGGCTCGCGATGGTCTCGGCCATCTCCGTGAGCCGCGCCTCGCGGGCCTTCGCCAGGCAAGGCGTAGGCTTGAGCTCTTCGAGCTCTCCGCGGATCTTCTGGAGCTCCGCAGCGGCCCCGGCAAGCGCCATCCGAGGAGTTGACCCTGCGATCTCCCGTTGCTCTGCCCACCGCCGGTCGATCTTGTAGGCAGCCCGCACCAGGTCCGGGTCGCACTGCGCCCTCTCGTGAGCGCGCGTCAAAAGCCAGGCTCCAAGGCCGAGCACAGGCAGAGCTACAAGGGCCACCATGGTGTACAAAGTCGCCCTATCCAGCTTATGCATTTTATTTCTCCCTGGTTGCTCGATTATTTTTCACGGGCCTAGAGATGTCTATACGCCCTGTTTCCGCCGCTCGGGTCGCCGCCGAGGAGGGCTCTATAATCGGGATTGGCCGAGGGTTCTCTTTTTTGAGGTTCTGGACTTCGGGTGTTACGGGATCGACAATCCGCTACTTCAGGCGGCGTTGGATCGAGCCCTGGAGGAAGCCTACCCATGAATAGGAAGACTGCGATAGTGGCGATGCTCTGCTTACTCTTTGCTGTGCCAACGTTTGCCGAGGAGTCTCCGACTCAGTGGTTGGAGAGTAAGGCCCAAGCTATCCTCGCGTGGCTTGGGGCGTCGAAGCCGCTACCGCCGCCGACGACCGACGGCGGCCCCTGCACGGACCCCAATGGTGGTTGTCGGCCGTAGTCCAAATGAAAGGGGGAGCGGGTTTGAGTCCCGCTCCCCCTTTGTGCTACAACATTGTGCCATGTTGCCCCAGCGCTTTGCTGACCTAGGCGAGCTAGAATCGGTCGCTGGGTGCGCGCGCCTCCTCGACTTGGCTTTCGCAAACCGTTATGAGCTGCCAGGTACCTACCTGCGTTGGGGCAGGCTCGTAGCCCGGGCGGCGAGGCGCCACGCCGACCGCGAGCTAGGCTGTTTAGCTTGGGCGCACCGAGGCAACGCCCTGCGGATAATGGGCTACTTCTCCAGGTCGGCGGGTTGTCTGAACATGGCGTTGGAACTCGCCGCAGGGAGTCCGGGCCTTCTTGCCCGCTGTCACGAGTTCTTTGCGTCCCTGCTCGAGAGCACTCGTGAGTTCACCACCGCGATGGCACATCTGCGTGTAGCGGAGGTCGTTCGCGCTTCTCTAGGTAAGAAGGATGATTTGGCTCGCTGCTTGGTTCAGCAGGGGATTGTCCTCGGCTACCTGGGGGATCTTCCGGGCGCGGTAAGTGTCCTCCGCCGCGCGATCCCGTTGGCGGAGAAGGCCGATACTCTCCGCTTTGTAATTCAGCCACTCGCGTGGAATCTGGTTGAGGCGGGCGCCCTTGAGGAGGCCGAACAAGTGCTCTCCGAAGGGCGCAGCCTATTTGCCGAGGGGCCCGGATTATTTCGGAGGAAAGTCAAATGGCTGGATGGTAAGATCGCCTCCGCAAGAAACCAGCGCCAACTTGCCGCTGAAATCTATCGGACCGTTCGCGACGAATATGTTGGTGACGGGATGATGCAGGAGGCCGCTTTTGTCTCTGTAGACTTGGCGCGTTGCGAGTTGGCCTGCTCCAACCTAAGAGGGGCGCATGTTGCCATCGAGCAGGCTGTGCCTATTCTGGCAGCTCTGGGCATCAGGCTCGACTATCATGCCGCCCGCCTAATTCAAACGAGAGTCGGCGGCTTGATCGATCAAACGGCCCGCCTTGTTTCAACCCTTTCCGATAAAATCAGCGAAGCATCAGCCCGCCGCCGGTCGAAGGGGCTTTAACGCTTCCGGCTTTTTGCCTCCTCCCGCCGGCTTTGGCTCAAGGCGGCGCAACGCGTCTGCCACCTCTGTCGAGACTCTCCCAGCTTGGAGAACCCCTGTGGCGCGCCACTCGATTTGAGTTGCGAGTTCGGCCAGCGTTGAGCCGTAGGTCTCCAGGCAGCGCTCCAGGCTCTCGAGTGTCATGCTTACCTCTTCAGCCTCCCAGCGCGAGATTTCAGGCTGTTGGGTGCCCAGGAGCTCCGCGGCCTTGCCTTGAGTGAGGCCCCGCCGCTTACGTAGATCGGCGAGAGCGGCTCCAAGGCCCTTCAGGGTCCCAGTCAACACTCGGAAAAGATACCACCGTCAACGGGGTGTTGACAGCGCCTCATGTGCCATGGCACATTACTATGTGTTATGGCACATCTGCTTCCTGCTCACCAGCGCTTGGCTTATGTCCGAGAGAGGGTGCTCGGGCTCAACCAGAGCCAACTGGCGGCACGCCTCGGGGTTACTCGGGCCGCGGTGTCGAAGTGGGAAAAGGGGATTAGCCCCGGCTTGGCCAATGCGGCCAAGCTCGCTCGGCTCACAGGCATTGACGCCGGCGACTGGGCAATGCCGCTCGGCCGCGGCCAGGGAGGAAAGCCATGAGCGAAGCCCAGCGCTCTCCCTATCTGCGCCGTCCCGGCGACGCCTACACCGCGAACCTGCCAGAGGGAAAGACCTGCGGGGACTGCGCCCACATGAGGCGCTGCGGGTTGATCTACGGCCGGATCGAAGCGGATGAGGTTTGTGACTGGCTGCCGAGCCGCTTCACGCCGGCCGCTGGAGGTGCTCGGTGAGCTACCGGACCGAGTTGACACCTCAGCAGATCCTCGAGGCGGAGATTCTCCGCAACATCACCAGGCCGATGACTGCGCCGTGTAGATCTTTGCGGCGCCATGCGAACCAGCGGAGCAGGACAAGGAGAACGGCTGGATCGGCGAGGCATTGCCGGGGCAGAAGAGCTTCCCGCTGCCGCTGCAATTGCCGCCACGAGTGCGTCTGCGGAGAATTCGCGGCGACCTGCTCCTGAGGTGAGGGGGGCGGCTACCTGGCGGGCCGCCCTAAACCGCATGCACGGTCCCAAGCCCGTGCGAGGAGGCCGCGATGGCAACGAAGGAAGAGCTGCCTTGCCCTGTTTCGAAGTGCAAGCGCAAGAAGATGTTCATGGGCTTCTGTGCTCGCCATTGGCGGGAGATCCCCGCGGTGTTGCAGGCAAAGATCGCCAATGCCTACAAGAACGCCGCGGCGCGGCCGATCGACAAGGCTCTGGCCGGCACCCTCCAGGCGCTACGCGACCAGGCCGTCGGGATGCTGAGCTGATGCACGAGCTCGTGAGTCTCTCCGTCCGCGGCCCCGCCGGCACCCGGGAGACGGCTCGGGTGGTCAAAGTCGTCGCCCAGGGTGACACCTTGCACCTCTGCGGCCGGGAGTCTTGCCCGCATTGGGGAGGGCAAAAAGGCCTCTTCGCCGGCGCCGAGCTCATGGGTTGCCGCCTGACAGGTGCCGATCCCGTCACGCTCTGCCAGCCCTTCTACACCGAAGCGGCGGAAGACCACGATGCCGCCCGGCGTGCCATCCAGACGCGACTCGAGTCCGATCAAGCCGGCCTCCGGACGGAACTGCTCCGCCAGCTCGACGATGCAGAAGTCTGGGAGCGGCGCTTGGTTCAGGTCGCTGAGGAGGTGGGGCTATGGTGAGTGACTGGTATCCCCTGCTTTTCATCGGCGTCTTGATCCTCTATGGCTCGCTCCTCGTGGGCGTCATCTTCTGGCTGGTCGCTCGCGCGAACGCAGAGGAGGTCGGCGTAGAGATCGGCCCCGAGACCAAGGTTCACCGCGCTGGTCAAATGTCCGGCGACCAACAGTACTGCGCCGACTGTGGCGTGGCGATCTGTGGCCCCCTTTCGCCTTACCTGCCGCGTCAGAACCTCCGCGGCTTGTGCGGAGAGTGGGTTTATGCGCCGGGCACGCGAGTCGCTCTCGACCCGGCACGCGGCGCCCATTGGCCTGCGAGCGGTGCGGATCTGGCTGTACTTGAAGTCTGCGAGGCGGCCCGCTGATGCCCGCTCCTGCCTGCGAGAGGTGTGGTCTGAGGAGAGGCCGCCGCCGCTCCTGCTCCATGTGCTCGAAGCTCTGCTGCGGCAGCTGCGTCCGCCTCCTCCCGCGATCGCCGGGCCAGGCGCGGAGACCCGCGGTCTGCCAAACGTGCTGCGAGAAGATGCTGGCCTTCGCGAATTCACTTTTACCCAAGGTCCACCGCGCCGGCACCCCGGCCCGCGGTCAGCAACGGTGCGCCGACTGCGGCCATCTTCTCATCGAGAGAAGCGGCTGCATGGTCATTGCCACCGCAGGGCCGCCTCGTGACGTCTGGTGGCCCGAGGGCAGCCGCGTCGCGGTGAGCCCTGACGGCAAGGGCTCCTGGCTCGCCGGCCCGAAAGAGCTCTCCGCGTGTGTCTGCACCAGAGCGCCGGAGGTTCCCTCGTGATCGGGCAGGCCATCCTCGTGCACGTAGCCGCCCCGCCGGCGCTGGATCAGCAACGGTGTGCTGAGTGCGGCGAGGTTCTCCTCGATCTGACCGAAAGCGGCCTGGTGATCTGTACGGCTGGGCCTCCTCGATTGCTGGTCTGGCCAACTGGGTACGCCGTCGCGTTGAGCGCCGATGGACGCTCTGCCTGGCTCGCCTCCTCGGCTGAGGAGGCCGCCTTCGCCTGCTCCAGGGCTGGGGTGGTGCACTGATGCGCCGAAGTCGCTTTGTCCTTTCGGATGAGAACGGTCTGGTCATCGATCTTTTCGCAGGCGGGGGAGGGGCGAGCGTGGGAATCGAAGCCGCAATCGGTAGGAAGGTCGATCTCGCCATCAACCACGACGCCACCGCCCTCGCAGTCCACAAGGCAAACCACCCCGGGACTCGGCACCTCGAAGCGGATATCTGGGAAGTGCAGCCCAGGGCGGCAACGGAAGGTCGACCCGTCTACGCCTTGTGGGCGAGTCCGGATTGCACACACTTTTCGATCGCGAAGGGCGGAAAGCCGCGAAAGCAGAAAATCCGCTCGCTCGCAAACGTCGTCATCAAGTGGGCAAGGGCGGTTCGCCCGCGGCTGATCTTTTTGGAAAACGTCTCGGAATTCCGCACCTGGGGACCCCTCGGGCTGGATGGCCAACCCGACAAGAAGCGGATGGGCGAGACCTTCCGATGGTGGCTGGCTCGTCTGGAGAAGCTCGGCTACGTCGTGGAATACCGCGTGCTCGACGCCTCTCTCTATGGAGCGCCGACGCGGCGCCGCCGGCTCTTTTTAATCGCCCGCTGCGACGGCCAGCCGATCGAGTGGCCAGAGGCGACGCATGGCCCGGTCAACCGGAAAGCCGGCAGGCCGGACAAGGGGCTGCTTCCGCTCAGGACGGCCGCCGAATGCATCGACTGGAGCCTTCCCTGCCCCAGCATCTTCGAGCGCTCCCGGCCGCTCGCGAAGAAGACTCTTTGGCGGATCGCTCAGGGTCTCCGGCGCTTCGTGTTGGAGAACCCGCGGCCCTTCATCGTGAACCTTTCTCACGGGGGAAGAGTCGAAACTGTCAGTGAGCCGCTGAATACGGTGACCGCCTGGCCCAAAGGGGGCGACCGCACAATCGTGGTCCCTGTCGTTGCAGGTGTGGGCGGCCGTTCTGGACAGTCTCCGGCGACGCCGGCGGACGCGCCGGTCGGAACCGTGACCGCAAAGAACGATCGGGTGGTCTTGATGCCCGCACTGGTCGAGATGAACCACGCCAACGCCCCGCACGGCGTCGACGAGCCGCTCGGCGTGGTCACCACCCAACACAACCGGTTCAACCTGCTGGCGCCCCACCTGGTCAAGGTGAACCACGGCGGAGACGACGCCCGCGGTGAGGCTCTGGATGCCCCCTTGTCGACGGTCACGGCAACGCAGCGGGGGCACGCTCTAATCGCTCCGTCGCTCATCAAGTTTCGCCACGATTCCACTCGCGCCGTAGTAGGCGAGCCGCTTCCAACGGTCACGGCAGGCAACGGCAGGGAGGATCGACCCGCCGGAGCGGGGCACGCGCTCGGCATCATCGCGCCGACCCTGATCCAAACCGGCTACGGCGAGCGCGAAGGCCAGCGGGCGCGGTACCTGGACCTGCACCAGCCGCTGGGTACCGAGGTCAACGGCCAGAAGCACGCCATCGTTGCCGCTCACCTCTCCCGGCAGTTCGGCAAGGGCGTCGGCTCAGAGATCGAGGAGCCGACGCCGACCGTGATGCCCGGCGGCTCCGGAAAGAGCGCCCTGGTCTCCGCCTTCCTCGCCAAACACTATGGCGACCGCGGCCAGCGACCCGGGCTCGATGCTGGCGCGGAACCACTCGCCACCATCACTGCCTCCGATCATCACTCTCTCGCCGCCGCAACGCTGGTCAAGCTCCGAGGAGAGTGCTCGGGTGCCGATATCGAGGAGCCTGCGCCGACCGTTACCGCGGCCGGATTCCACATCGGCGAGGTTCGCGCCTTTCTCACCGCCTACTACGGCGAAGACGGTACCTCTGGCCAGTCGGTTCTGGAGCCTCTACGCACTGTTACTGCCAAGGCCCGGCTCGGTCTGGTGACGGTCGAGGGCACGGAATACCAGATCGTGGACATTGGCATGAGGATGCTGGAGCCCCACGAGCTCCTGCGCGCCCAGTTCGGTCGGTTCGCCGCGACCTACGACATCTCCGCAGCGAAGACGAAGGCCGCCAAGGTTCGCCTCATTGGCAACTCTGTGGCGCCTGAGAACGCCGAGGCGATCGTGCGCGCCAACACCGTCGCGTCGCGAGTGTCGCGCCGTCAGAACTCAGGAGCTGCCGCGTGAGCCTCACCCAACTGTTGCTCGTGGATCTTACGGGGTCCGCCACCGCGTCGACCCGCGACGCGTCGCGGGAGGTCCCCGACGACAGATCGCGGCGCGCGGCCGCGGTTCGCGACGCGTCGCCGCTGCAGGGACGTCCTGCCTGCGCCTGGTGCAGAGGGCCAATCCCGGATCAGAAGCGGTCCGACGCCAAGACTTGCAAGAAGGCCTGTCGCCAGGCGCTGAGTCGCTTTCGCATCGGTCGCGCAGAGGCGGCCCTGGCGGACGATCGAACGCAGGAATATGGCTACCCACCCTATCCCGGCCTCGCCGGCCGGTACTACAAGTGTCCCGAGGTCGATCACCGCGAGCTGGTGGCCCGCCTGGTCGAAGAGTTTCCCGATGGCTGGGCCCTCTCGACCTCGGCCGCGGCGCTCCAGTCCGTCCTGGCGCTCTGTCCGGCAGGGGTGAGGGTCTGCCCCTGGATCAGGGGTGCCCGGCCCGGCAAGAGCCGCAAGGTCAAGGCCGCCTGGAAACCCCTCATTCTGTTCGGTGGCCGGCCGCCGGCACCTACCGTCGAGGTGGTGGACGTCCTCCTCTGGGGAGGAGCTGGTGCACCCGGCCGGCAACACTCCCACCCGGGCGCCCTCGTCGGAATGAAGCCGGCACCGTTCGCCGAGTGGCTCTTCCGGCTCCTGGGCGCGCGGATGGGGGACACCCTGGTCGACCTCTTCCCCGGCTCCGGTGCCATCACCCGCGCCTGGCAGCTTTACACGTCGCCGACGCCGGCACCGCGTGCGGCGTCGCGCCTGGCCGGCGCGACACGACGCCTGCAGGAGTTGCGCCCTGCTCTCCTCCTTCGGAGTAACCGACCGGCCGGAGAACATGCCCGGCCAACTTCGGGACAGGAAGAGGAGGGTAGGGCGGAGCTCCTCGAGCCGCGACACACCGAAGCGTCGCCGGCGGCCGCTGGAGAGCCGGCGTGATCCACTACCAAGCCGCCAAGCCGACCGGCTGGGAGCTCGCCGACGAGGTCACGCTCCCCGGAGGCCGGCACCTTACCGGCACTGCCGCGAGGGTCTACAACCTGCTGGCCGAGACGGCCAGGCGAGGCCACCGCTGGAAAGTCGGCCGGCACCCGGCGCCTGCCGGCGGATGGGTCCCCACGTGGGTGCTTCGCGAGCCCTGGGCTGGCGGATCCGCAGGAGACCGGCGGCTGAGAGACCTCCGCGAGGAGGGTGTGCCCATCGAGATGCTCACTTTCACGGGAGGCGACCTCTCCTCGCGGTCGAACCTGTGGCGCATCACTCCAAACTCGGGCGAAAAGCCTCCCGGAAGCCTTTCCGCGCAGGAATCGAGCGGCCTTCCCTTGGCCGGTCTGACCGTGCGCTTCCTGTCCGTGCCCGTCAAGGAGCGGCCTCCGGAAGCCCTCGACGTCTCGCCAGGCGCGGAGTGCGCCCTCGCGCCGTCGATCGGAATCGCAGACGACGAGGCGTATCGTCGCGAGCTGCTCGCGACGTATCGCGACGGCCGTCTCCTGCCGGCGCTCGCCGGTCTCGTCGTGGTGGTCCTGTGGACCGACCCCGCCGCCGCCTTCGATCCCCGCCGCATGCTCGGCGTCGCACTGCGCAAGCTCGGAGCCCAGCTTGGGGGCTGATCACGTGCAACGGATCTGGCAAACCTCCCGCGAGGGAGGCTCACGTCTCGTGCTGCTGCTCGCCGTGGCGAGCCACTGCGACGACGCCGGCGAGTGGCGGGCCAGCCTCGCCACCCTCCAACGCCTCTCGCGGCTCCAACGCCGCCGGGTGCAGCAAGTCGTCGACGAGCTGATCGCGGACGGCGAGCTCCAGGCCGAGACCGGGAACGGCCGCGGCAACGACTCGCTCTACCGCCTGGCGGCCGGAAAGGGTGCACCGGAGTGCACCCTTTCGCCCGCAGAGCCTGAAAAAGGGTGCAATCCAGTGCACCCTTTAGAGGCCAAGCCCACAGAAAGGGTGCACTCCAGTGCACCCTTTAGCCGAAAGGGTGCAGCCGAGTGCACCCTTTCCGAGCCACAAAGGGTGCAGCCAGTTGCACCCTTTTTCCCTTCTTCCCCCCCCTGCACCCCCCCTAATAACCCAACAGCACCTTGCTCATCATCTGCCGTTGACCCCGGTAAGGAGTTGCGACCGCCTGCCCGGCCCCTCTCGGGGTCGCAGCAGGCCGTCGCGACGATCAGCCGGCTGTTCGAAACCGCCTCCATCCCTGTGCCCGGCCCGGGCCAGATCGCTGGCTGGATCAAAACCCTCGGCGGAGTCACCGTCCTGGAGGCGCTCGTCACCCAGCTCATCGCCGCCGGACTCGCGAAAAAATCGCGGCCGGATGCTTACGTCCACCAGGTCGTCATGGACCGGTCTACTGCCGGCGCGGCACGACACGGGCGGCCGAGCCACCACACGGCGGGCGCCGACGACACTCGCCGCAAGCAGGCTCAAAGGCTCCTCGAGGAGGGCGAATGATCGACTGGCTCTGTCGCGCCTGCCAGCAGCCCCAGGTCGCCTGGTCCGACGTTCCTCCGGACCGCACCTGCCATGCGTGCCGCGATCGCCAGGCGGCGGCGGCGACGGCGGAGCAGACGGCCGGGATTCCCCCGGGGTATCGAGGGCTCACCCGGCAAAGCTGGGAAAAGCGTTTCGGCCGGAGCTGGCCGGCGCGAGCCGCCGCCTGGTCGGGCTCGCCGCACTGGTTCGCCACCTACGGGCCGACCGGCACCGGCAAGACCGGGCTCGCCACCGTGCTCCTCGCCGAGCACCTGCGCACCGGCCGGCGCGGGCGCTGGATCTCCGGCGCCGAGCTCTCCCGGCGGATCCAGCTCAACTTCTCCGCGGCCGACGAGGTCCTCTCGCCACTCCTCGTCACCGGCCTGCTCGTCCTGGACGAGCCGTTCACCGGCGCCGCGACCGACTGGTACATCGAGCGGCTCGGGCTCATCTGCCGCACGCGGGACGAGCGGCGTCTCCCAACCGTCGTCACGGCGCAGGAGCTCCCCGAGCTCTTCGCGAAGACGCCTCCGGGCGCTCCGCCCGCCCTGCTGTCGCGGATGTTGAGCGGCATCCGCCTCCCGCTCAAGGGCGACGACGTCCGCCTGCTCCGACAGGAGCCCGCCTGATGGCGCCGCGCACGCTGCCGCACAGCGAAGAGTCAGAGCGCGCCGTCCTCGGTGGTCTGCTCCTCGATCCGGCCGAGCTCGCCGCGACCCGAGCGCGTCTGGAGCCGAGCGATTTCTACGTGGAGCGCCACCAGGTTCTCTACACGGCCATGCTGGCCGTCGCGGACGCCGGCTCGACGATCGACATGCTTACGCTGCAAGCGCATCTCGAGCAGGCTGGAGGCCTCGAAGCGGTGGGCGGACTCGCCTATCTCGCTAGCCTCGATGTCGATCTCCCGGACATCGGGCGGCTCGACCAGTACGTCGAGATCGTGCGCGACCGGTCCACCCGGCGCGCGCTCATCGCCGTGTCCCGCCAGACGATCACCGCGGCGGCCGGAACCGCGGAACCGGTCGGCGAGCTCCTGGCCAGCCTCCGCGGCAAGGCCGAAATCCTCCACTCCGGCGCCGTCCGCGCCCGCTGGTCCGGCGTCGGCACAGCGATCGACGGGCTCATGGAGGCGATCGAAGCCGGGAGGGCCGAGCAGCTCCAGGGCCTTCCCACCGGATTTCCCGCTTTCGACACCGGGATCGGCGGCCTGCTGCCGGGGACGCTGATCGTGCTCGCCGGTCGGCCTGGCATGGGCAAGACGTCGTTCGCGGTCGACCTGGTCCGGCACACGGCTCTCGGCAGCGCCTTGACCTGCGGCGGCGCACCTCCTCGTCCTCCCTTGCCCGTAGGGGTTTTTTCCCTCGAAATGGATCAGGAGGAGCTAGCTCTCAAGCTTCTCTCCGGTCAGTCGCAGATTCCCACGAAATACTTGCGATCGGGCCACGCCTCGACGCGGCAGTGGACCGAGATTTGGAAGGCCGCCAGGCATTTGGGCGCATCTCCCTTACTGATCGACGATCAGCCGGACCTGACTCTCCGAGAGCTCGAAGGCCGCGCCCGTCGCCTCCTGGCAGAGTACCCGACCCTGGCGCTCCTCGTCGTCGACTACTTGCAGCTTCTGCCTGCGGGAGAGCGCACGGCAAACCGGCGGCAGGAGGTTGGCTTGGTCACCCGCCGACTCAAGACTCTCGCGCGGTCGCTGCGGGTGCCGATCGTTGCTCTCAGCCAGCTCAACCGCGAAAACGTCCGCAGGAGCGACCCGAGACCGCACCTCGGCGACCTGGCGGAGAGCGGCGAGATCGAGGGCCACGCCGACGCGGTGATCTTCGTCCACCGCCCCGAGTACTACTCGCCGGACGACGACGAGGTCCGCGGCCTGGCGGAGCTCGTCGTCGCGAAGAACCGGCACGGCGAGACGGGCACCGTCGAGCTCGCCTGGCTGGCGCCGATCACCTCGTTCCGGACTCTGAGGCGGCAGGAACCTGCCGCGGGAGCGGACCCCTTTTGAACCACTTCGACCCCGCCGCCGCGGCGAAATGCCTGCCACACGTCAACCCCGGTTGTGTCCGGGGCGGCCTGGCTGTGGGCCTGCGCGATGGCGCAGTCCTCGCCCTGGTCGTCGCCGAGCTGAGCTCGCGGGAAATCGCCGGGCTGAGAGCACACCAGGTGCGGCAGGTCGGGCGGCGGGTGTTCGTCAAGCTCGATCACCGCTTGCTTCCGCTTCCGGATCCCCTGGGCTCAAGGTTGCTGGCTTGGCTGGTGGAGCAGAACATCTGGGGCTCCGAGGAGCCCGTCTTCGCCGGCCAGAGAGGCGCCTTGACCCCCGAAGGGGTGATCAAGATCGTGCGCCGGTACCTCCGGGGGGTCCAATGACCTACCGGGTCGAGCGCCGCAAGGGTCGGCTCTGGCTGAAACCGGCCTCCTCCGGTCTCCCGCTGCACCAGGCGCTCCTCCTCGCCTGCGACCTCGCCGGCTGGGGCCGCCCCGTGCAGCCGCCAGCCGCACCCGAACCCGAGGCCGGCGTATGAAAGCGGCCCTCTACGCCCGCACCTCCGCGGCCGACCTCGGCCGCGTCACGGTCGAGCAGGTCCTCGGCGACCTCCGCGCATATGTCGCGCGCCGCGGCTGGGACGTGTCGCTCTCGGCCGCCGATCGCAACCCCTGGCTCCACGGCCGGCGCGAAGGACTGGAGGCTGTCACCGCGGCGATCCGCGACAGGTCGATCGACGTCCTCGTCGTGACGACGCTCACCCAACTCGCCCGCGACGTCCGGCACCTGGCCGAGGTGGGCAAGGCCCTCCTCGGCGACGGCGAGCAGCAGGAGATCTGCCTCGTCGCGGTCGAAGAGGTCCTCGACACCACGACGCCTGCGGGAGCCATCCGCTGGCGCGACTGGGTGGAGATCTCCTCCAAGATCGCCCACCACACGCGCCGCGAAGCCTCGATCGTCGCGCACCTGCGAGCGGCCGAGGATGCCTGGGGTCGCCCCTGCGTCGCCGTGAACCCGCTCGAGCTCCTCAGCCTGTGGGAAGGTCGCGCTGGCCACCGGCCCCTCTCCGCGCGAGAGATCGCCGGCAAGCTCGGCGTCTCGGCCACCACCGTCCGCGCCCGCCTCGCCGAGCTCCGCGACGCCGGCCGCGTCAACGACGTAGCCCGCGAGCAGGCCCTGGCCGCCAAGGGAGCGCGCAAGGGCGGCCGGCCCCCGCGACCGCTAAACGATGACGACGTTCGCGCGGCCTGGGAGCAGGCCAGCAGCCGCTTCGGCATTCCACGCCAGCCGAGTGCCGCAACTCTCGCCCGGAAGCTCCGGGTGAGCCCCAGCCGTCTCACCGAAAAGCTTCGAGCCCTCGGGCTCTTGGAGGGAAAGCCATGACTGGTTTACCTGTCAACGTTGCGGTCACGCCCCTGTCCTGGTTTCATCCGCTGACCACGCCGGATGCGACTACGGATCTGCTGCTGATCGTCTTCACCACTCCCGGGACGGGTTGGCCGTGGCGCCGTGAAGGCGAGGTCCTTGTCGAGAAAGCAGTCTACGACCCTGGCCAGTTCGGCTGGATTATCCAGGGGGGCCGGTACGATGGGGAGTACATCCAGCGCGATTGGGTGCGCGCCTGGGCCAACGCTGGCCAGGTTCTGGGGCAGTTGAGCAACCTTCCCGCCTTTTCGTTGGATCTTCCAGGGGAGATCGCGTGAGGCGGCGCCTGGGCCTCTGGATCGCCATGGCGGCCGTCGTGGTCGCCACGCCGCGGCTGGTGCTGACCCTCCTGGCCGGCGAGAGGATCGGCCTGCCCCCGGGCGCCACGGCCGCGCTGATCGCCATCTCCGGCGCCGGCGCTGCCGTCGTCCTGAGCGCCGGCCAGCTCTACATCGTCCACGTCGTGGGGACCGTCCCGCAGCGAGTGACCCTCGCGTTCCTCTGGGCCGGCATCCTCCTCATGACCGCCGTCCTGGTCGTGCCGATGATCATCGCCGGCCTCGAAGCGCGTACTCTGCCCGAGGTCCTCACCCAACCCGTGACGCCCGGCTGGGCGGGGCGCTGGACCTGGGCGGCCGTCGCCGTCCTCGCCGTCGAGCTTGCCGCGGCCGTCTGCGTGTACGCCGCCCGCCTGCACGGCCGGGAAGCTGAGCAGAGAGCTGAGCTGGAGCAGCAGCTCAGCATGCTGCAAGCACAGCTTGCTGCTTCTCAGCAAGCAAGGCAGCAGAGGCGTGCAAGCAAGCAGCAGCCGGCAGCAGCCGGCGAGCTGGTGCCCTGCCGCAACGCAGGCGCCGGCTGCGACTACGTCGGCTCCGAGATGGGGGAACGGGGACACCAGACGCACTGCCCGGCGAAGGGTGGTGCTCGTTGAAGCCAATCACGCAAACCCTCACGGGCGAGGAGGGGAACTGCTTCGCGGCCTGTATCGCGAGTCTCTTGGAGGTCAAGCTCGGCGAGATCGACCTGATCATGGGAGGCGATTGGTACAACCGCTTCAATGCGTGGCTCGCGCCTCGCGGACTGGCCTACTTCGAGATCTACTTCACCGAGCCGTTGCCACCTTCGGTCTTTGGAGCCATTGCCGCCGATCAACTATGGGTTGCGGTCGGGCCGACCCCCAGGGGCTTGCTCCACGCGGTCGTCATGCGGGGCGAAACCCTCGCCCACGATCCGCACCCCTCGGCGGTCGGGTTGTCCGCTATCCACGGCGCTGGGTTCTTGGTTCCCCTCGACCCCTCGACCTCCGCGAGCTGGAGCTCAGGTTGGGAGGGTGGGTGGCAGATGGCAGTGCGGACCTGCGCACGGGAGGTGAGCCGACTCGGATTGACAAACCTCGCGGATCACCTCCTGCGGAGCCTGCGGTAACACGCGCGAGCGCCTGCTATGCTTTCTCTCGAAAAATGCCGCGAGATCTTGGGCCCCGTCGCCAAGGGGAAGAGCGACGCCCAGATCGATCAACTGCGAGGTGAGCTCTACATGCTCGCCGGCATCGCGATCGCGGCCTTCAAGGAGTCGAGGAAACCTGGCGAGACCGGAAAATGACACAGCGCGCAGTCATCTACACCAGGGTCTCCAGCGAACGCCAGGTGGCGAACCACTCGCTGCCCGTCCAACACCGCGGCTGTCTCGACTATTGCGAGCGAGAGGGCATGGAGGTCGCCAGGGTCTTTGTGGAGGGAGGAGAGTCTGCTAAGACGGCAGACCGAACCGAGCTCCAGGCTATGCTCGCCTACTGTCGAAAGCACCTCGGCCAAGTGCAGTTCCTGGTTGTCTACACGGTCGACCGGCTGGCGCGGAATCAATTCGACCACGCGATGATCCGCCGGCACCTCGCGACGCTTGGAATCACCCTCCGCGCCGCGAGCCAGCCGATCGACGACTCACCAACCGGCAGGGCGATGGAGGGCATGCTCTCCGTTTTTGCGCAACTCGACAACGACATCCGCGCAGAGAAGGTCAAGGAGGGGATGCAGGAGGCGGCGAAAGGCGGCCAGTGGATCTGGCGGGCGCCGTTGGGATACGTCCACGCTGTGCGGCCGGAGGGCGGGCGGACGATGATACCGGACCCGGTCCGTGGCCCTCTGGTGGTCAAGGCCTTCGAGCTGGTCGCCGCAGGCCACACGGCCGCTTCTGCCCTGGCCGAGGTTACGGCCCTCGGCCTACGCACCGCGCGTGGTGAGCCCCTCATCCCAGAAAGCTTCAAGCACGTCCTGGACAACCACGTCTACGCGGGGCGTGTGCGTGTGCCCTCCTGGCAACTGGACGTCCCCGGCAACTTTTCTGCGCTGGTCGACCCTGACCTCTGGTGGCGGGCGCAGTCGAAGCTCAACGGCGGAGCCGCCGTCATACCGCACCGCCGAGGCAGGCCGGACTTCCCCCTGAGGGGGACGGTCATCTGCGGCGCCTGCGGTCGGCCCTTGACGGCGAGTTGGTCGACTGGAAGAAGGGGAGGGAAGTACGGCTACTACCACTGCCCGGCGCCCGCGCGCTGCAAGGCCACGAAGGTCCGCAAGGAAGAGATCGAGGAGGACTTCCTGCAACTCCTCCGCGAGCTCCGGCCAGAGCGTGAGTACCTCGCCCTCTTCCGGGCGGTCACCCTGGACGCCTGGCATGACGATCAAAAAGACATCGTAGATCGGCGGGCCGCACTGGAAGCGGAGGTCCGCGAAACCAAGAGGCGACGAGACCGCCTGGTGGAGGCGTACCTCTACGAGCAAGCCATTTCGGAGGAGGTCTACCAGGACCAGATGGCCCGCATCGACGAGGCCTACACCCTGGCCAACATGCGCCTGCACGACGCGCAGGTGTCCGAGATCGACATAGAGGCCGTGCTTGCCTTCGCCGAGCACCTCGCCCTGAAGGCCGACCGAATCTGGCTGGCCGCCACCCTGGAACAGCGCCAGCGCCTCCAGCGCGGCCTCTATCCAGACGGGCTCAAGATCACGGAAAACCGGCTAGTTCGAACCCCCCCAACCCTATTGATCTTCAATGGGTTGGGAGCGTTCCCCGAGGGAATCGAAATATGGTCTGCCTGGAGGGATTCGAACCCCCGACCCGCGGCTTAGAAGGCCGCCGCTCTATCCAACTGAGCTACAGGCAGCCAGGTGCGCGGTTCGTCGCCTTCGGCCTGGATTCCCCTCGGGACGCCGTCGGATATCGGGGCGCCCAGATTTGAACTGGGGACCCCCTGCGCCCAAGGCAGGTGCGCTACCAGGCTGCGCTACGCCCCGACGAAAAACGCGCATGGCAGTGTAAGCTGATCTCCGGAAACATGTCAAACCGGGACCAACCGTGTCTGCGCAGAGACGGTCATGGTAGGGTAGATGCCGACCGCATCGAGGTGATTCGAGCAAGCCATGACTTTTGGTGAGGAGCAGCGGCCCGCGTACAGCCGGGCGCTTCTGGTACCCGGCCCTTTGCCGCCCTTATCCCACCTCGGCGTCACGCTGTTTCGCCACGCCGCGGGAACCAGCCTCCGCTATGCCCTCTACCATCTGGGGCTCCCCGTTCCCGAGACTCCGCCGTTCAAGACGATCCGGCTCCGGCTGTACCTGGACGCGCGGGAGCTGCGCAATCTCCTCACCCATACACCGGGCGGCGAGGACGTAGTGGCGGCACTGCTCGAGCCCGGAGGACGGGGCGGGCTGCCGCAGGCGGCACGGCCGCTCTCCGCGGCGCTCGGCTTCCACCGCCTCCGCCTGCTGCGCTTCCGGCCGCCGTCGCCGCGGCTCCTCGCGCCGCAGGGCGGCGAGTCGCCGCAGGAGCTCTGGAAGCGCTTCCGCACCCATTTCAGCCGGCTGCTGCCGCGGGTCAACGACGCACTGCTCGCCGACGTCATCGCCTCGGTGAACCGGCGCGCGGCCCGCACGTCCGGCGAGCCATTGCCGCCGGTCCTCAGCCGCTATGCCTGGGAGCTGCGCACCGGGGGGGAGGTCGATCTCCGCCTGTTCGGCCTGCCCGACCTTCTGGCGCCGTCCTGGGCCGAGACCCCTGACCGAGCCCGGGCGGCCTTGCAGTCGTTGCAGCCGCACGAGGTTCCCGGCCACGACCGCTACCGGGGCCGCTTCCGCGAGGCCTACCGCGCCCTGCTCAGCCAACTGGCCCCCATCTTCCGTGCGCTGGCACAGAGCGCCGTGGAGCGCGGTTTCCTGAAAGAGCCGGAGGACGCCTATTTCCTCCCCTTCGACCTCGCCGGCGACCTCGCGGCGGACAAGAAGCCCGCCTGGCTGGAGGATGGGCTGCACAACAATCGGGTCGAATATGACAGCCTCCGCCGCGCCGCCGAGCCGCTCGACCTGATGAGCGAGAAGCAGGAGATGGCACCGGTCGCGAGCGAGCGGCCGGAGTGGGAGTGGACTCCCCTGCTGCCGCTGCCGTAA